ATGGGCGCGATGAAGGGAATGCTTACAGCGAAGGGACTGGCCGCCTTGCCGGTCGGCGAATGGGCCTCCGATCCGGCCCCGCGTGGCACCGGCTGCCTGGACGTGCGCAAGCTGGCCGGCGGGCAGCTGCGGTTCTACTACCGGTACACGAAGGCCAACGGGCAGCGCGACCGTTTGCTGATCGGCACGGGCCTGGCCCTGACCGCGGCGCGCGAGGCAGCAGCAGCGCTGTCCCGCCGGTATCAGTCCGGCGACCGGGATCTTCGCGAGGCGATGGAGGCCGAGGCTGCGGCAGCGGAGCGCGCGAAGACCGACGCTCTGGCCGAATCGACCCGCCGATCCGGTGCAACGCTGGGCGCCCTGATGATGGCCTATGCCCAGAGCCTGGAAGATGCCGGCAAGGTGTCCGCCGCCGCCACGCGCGCATCCATCAAGCGCCACATCGAAGATCCATGGCCGGCGCTGTGGACACGCCCAGCGTCCGAGCTCGAGCTGGACGATCTGCTCCCCATCCTGTCCCGCATGGTGCGCGGCAAGAAGCTGCGCGAGGGTGGAAAGATCCGCTCGTACCTGCGTGCGGCATACGCGGCGGCGATCGCGGCCAAGCAGGATGCCGCCGCCCCTGACGCACTGCGCGCGCTCAACGTATCCAGGAACCCAGCGCGCGATCTGGCTACCCTCGACAGTGGTCAGCCGCGCGACCGGGTTCTTTCGGTGGCAGAGCTCCGTGCCTACTGGCGACGGATCGATGCCATGCCCGGGCGGCAAGGCGCGCTCTTGCGCTTCCACCTGCTGACAGGCGGCCAGCGCATCGCGCAGCTGATCCGGCTGCAATGGTCAGATCACGACCACGACGCGGACACCGGTACCGGCTCTGTCCGCCTGCTCGACATCAAAGGCCGCCGGCGCCTGCCACGTGTGCACCTGGTGCCACTGCTCCCCCGCATGGCCGCGGATCTCGCCACGTTGCGAGGCGACGGCTTGGGGCCGCACCTGTTCTCGATTACCGCCGGCAAGGCGCCGGCCACATATGACGAGTTCAGGGGAATCATGGACCCGGTGGTTGCCCGCATGGTGGCCGCGGAGGAACTGGCATCGCCGTTCACGCCAGGCGACCTGCGCCGCACGGTGGAAACCCGGCTCGCGGCGCTGGGCCTGTCCGAGGAAGTTCGTGGCCACCTTCAGTCCCACGGCCTCAGCGGCGTCCAGAAGCGGCACTACAACTTCTTCGAGTACGACGCGGAGAAGCGCGCTGCCGTAGAGGCACTGCTGGAGTTGCTCACCGGCGCGGGCGCCACGGTGCTGCAGATGCGCAAGGGCGAGGCTCGCTAGAACGGCAGGTCCTCTGGCAGGTCCAGTCCTGCCAGCCGGCTGACGGCGCGCTGGTTGCCGCTGGCCGCCTGCCGCAGCCGTTGTGCACTTCGCTGCCGGCGCGCACGGGACCGCCAGCTCCCCGAGGTATCCCGCTCGAGGTCGGATGCCTGCTGCAGCTTGGCCGCAGCCTGGGCCTCCAATGAGGCCTGATCCTTCTTCCATTTCGCCATTGCTGCAGGATGCCCCCCCCCTGTCGCGGAGGCCGCGACTGGCGTGCCGGCGGCGGCCGCTGCAGCGAAACACGTTCAGCAACCGGACGCTCCACGCTCACGGCCAGCCGTTAGTAATTGTACTAAGATGCGTGCCGTCTCGACTCGTGAGACACGCCGCTCCCAGAGTACGCCCATGCAGTCCCTACCCTTCCCCCAGACCTTGGCGCAGCCCATCGGGCCCGCGCTGATCGACGGCCCGGCGCAGTTCGTGCCCCTGGCAGCAGCGCGCGCACGGCTGGGCTTTCCGTCGCCAGCCGACGACTTCATGGACGATGCGATCGACCTGCATCGTCTGCTGGTGCGCAATCCCGCCGCCACCTTCCTGTACCGAGCCGATGGCTGGTCCATGAGCGGCGCCGGCGTCAGCGACGGGGACATCCTGGTGGTGGACCGGTCGGTGACCCCGCTGGCCGGTGACCTGGTCATTGCCATCTGGGACGGGAACCAGCCCACCTGCAAGGTGCTGCAGCTGTTCGAGAGCCATATGGAGCTGCACTCGGCCAACCCAGACTTCCCACCCATCGTGCTCGAGCAGGCCATCGAGGTGGAGGTATTCGCCGTGGTAGGGGTCGTCCGCCAGATCAAGCGCAGGGGCGGCCATGTTCGGGCTCGTTGACGGGAACAACTTCTACGCCAGCTGCGAGCGCGTGTTCCAGCCAGCGCTGCGCGGCGTGCCGCTGGTGGTGTTGAGCAACAACGATGGTTGCGCGATCGCGCGCTCGGCCGAGGCCAAGGCCTTGGGCATCAAGATGGGCCAGCCGGCCCACGAGCTGAAGCACTTGGTGCGTCGCCATGGGCTGCAGATGCGCTCGGCCAACTTCGGCCTGTACGGAGACATGAGCGCCCGCGTCGTGACCATCCTGCGAGAGGCCGCGCCCCGGGTGGAGGTCTACAGCATCGATGAGAGCTTCATCGACCTCGATGGCGTGCGCGACCGCGAGCGGTTCGCCCGGGATCTGCGGCAGCGCGTGCACCGATGGACCGGCATTCCCAACTGCATCGGCATCGGCCCCACGAAGACCCTGGCCAAGCTGGCCAACAAGGTGGCCAAGAGCGCCGACGGCGTGATCGACCTCGGCGACCCCGGCTACCGCGAAGCGGTGCTGCGCACCTTCCCCGTCGGCGATCTGTGGGGTGTGGGCCGCCGACTGGCGCCGCGGCTGGAGGCGATGGGCATCACGACTGCCGCCGGTCTGCGCGATGCGCCGGCGGACGACATCCTGGCCACCTTCGGGGTGACGCTCGCGCGCACACAGCGCGAGCTGCAGGGGCATCCCTGCATGGAGCTGGAGGAAGTGGAGCCGGACCGCCAGCAGATCATGGTCAGCCGATCGTTCGCTGACCGAGTCGAGGACCACGAAGCCGTGGCCCAGGCGCTGGCGACCTTCGCCGTGCGGGCCTGCGAGAAGCTTCGCGCCCGAGGCCTGGTCACCGCCGGCGTCTGGGTGTTCGCACAGTCCGACGTGTTCCGGCCGGAGCTGCCGCAGCACAACGCAAGCAGGACCGTGGGCCTGCCGGCGTCGACCGCAGACACCACCGTGGTGCTGGGCGTCGTGCGCAAGCTGCTGCGCGGCCTGCTCCGCGACGGCATTGGATACAAGAAGGCAGGCGTGGCGCTGCTCGACCTGGCCCGGCCGGATGAGCTGCAGGCAGATCTGTTCGGGCCGACGGTGGTTGGCAACGAGAGGCTGATGGCCACCATGGACCGGATCAACCAGAAGTTCGGCCGCGGCACGGCCGGCCTTGGCGCATCGGGTTGGCAGGCGCGGCCAGCGTGGGGCATGCGGCAGCACATGCTCTCGCCGAACTACACGACCTCCGTGCACGAGATCCCGCCGGCGCGATGCTGATGCGCGGGCCAGAGGCCCGTGCCTGGCGCAAAACCTGCGGCCGCCAGAAGGCGGCCGCAGGGGTGTGGATCAGGCCGGGTCGTCCAGGTGATCCAGCACGCTCTCCTTCCACTTCAGCTGCTGCACGTCGGTGCCAGCGAGCTGCTTCTTGTGGACCTGCAGCAACACGCTGAAGGCCTTGCCAGCCTCAGTGGGGCACCACTGTCCGTCGCGCTTCTCCTGAAGGCCGTGCGCAACCAGAAGGCGGTTGAATGCTTGGGGAGAAAGGCCCTTGCGCCGGCCGAGGTCGGTGGGGGTGAAGTACCGGATGCCATCGACGTGGACGGCCACAGGACCGGGCAACAGCATTGGAACCGGCGATGCCAGGGGCTGGTTTGCTGCCGCGTGCTGGCCCCATGCTGGAACAGCGGTGACCTCACTCAGATGGGACAGTGAAATCCGTTCCATTTTCGGGAATTTCTTAGGCCCGAAATCGCTCGTAACATCTTGAAATTGTTTCATTTACGGGTCTCCGTAGAGCGGAGACATGAACCACCAAACCGTTGACCTATTTCCTAAAGGCGATAAGATCAACGCCGTTCTTATTGCCAAGCAATACTTTGCTAGACAATGGAACGGGAACAATGATCGACTGAAACGACCAGTGTTCTCTTGGTGGCCATGTCACCGGTAAAACAAGTTGAGTTTTGCGCAACCCTGAAGGCAGTCCTGGAAAGAAGGCCTTTGGGGTTTTGCGTTTCTGCCGCCTGGAAAGTAGGGAAATCAATATCCCTGAGCGGCGGGCTCAAGATAGTGGGGGTGATGGGGGCCGTCAACGCCAAATGTAGTGAAATTTGGTAATCCCTTGCGGCGCAAGGATCATGCCATCGGCGCCGCGTTTGGACGCTTTGGACCTGCCGGAACGGGCTGCGCAGTCAAGCCCGGAAGCTGTCACGTTACCGGCACACCGTGCTGCGGAAACGGAACAATGACAGCTTCACATGACAGTGAAGCTCGGCGGCAGCTAAGTACTGCCAGCTCACCGATCTATACGCGTCGCGCACGGTTGCGGGCATACCCTTCGGCCATGTGCGGCCGCTTCGTCCAGCTTCCCGTTGTCGACTTCGGCCTACCCGACCTGGCGGACCTCGCTCCCGGCTTGGCCGAGATCCAGCCCAGCTTCAACCTGGCGCCCACTCAGCGGGCGTCGGTCATCCTCGACCGCGGAGAAGGCCGACAGGTCACCCGTCTGGCCTGGGGACTTCTTCCCTTCTGGGCCAAGGCTAAGGGCCTGCAGGGCAAAACCATAAACGCCCGCATCGAGACGGTGGCGGAGAAGAACGCTTTCCGGGCGGCGTTCAAGAAGCGCCGCTGTGTCGTCCCCATGGCCGGGTACTACGAGTGGTCGGAGAGCCCGGAGGACGGAAAGAAGGATCCCTGGTTCATCCACGCCGCCGGCCCACTTCTGGCTGCCGGCCTGTGGGAAGACGCCAGCCCGCTCCTGCCGGACGGCAATCTGGGCACCTTCACCATCATCACCGGCGACAGCAGCGGCGTGTCGGCGGACATCCACGACCGCATGCCGGTGTGGCTGCAGCCCAACCAGATCGATGATTGGATGGCCGCCGGCGCGGATGCTGCCATGGCGATGCTGCTGGCCAGCACGATTCCGTCCATGGAGGCATACCGCGTCAGCCGGGCGGTGAACACGCCAAGAAACAATGTGGCGGATCTACTCGAGCCGGTCTAAGGGCAGGTGACCCGCTGTTACCGGTTCCGCCGGCGAATGACCGCTGCGCGCCAGTACACCGCCCCCGAGCACTCCACGCCGTTCGCCAGCACAATTCGCACCCGCATCTGGAGGTTTGGCAGCTGGGCACCGATCTGGATGGGAAGCGTGCGAAGCACCCCGCCCCAGGTTCGATTCCCCAGGCGGTAGCCCGTGGTCGCCGCGCCGATATCCGCCGCGCCATCGAAGATGCCGGGGCCAACCAGGAAAAAGTCCACTGACCGTACACCGACCGGTGCTTCCACCCGCACTTCCAGTGCCGCATCGAGGACATCCCCGATCTGGAACTCATCCTTGTAGAGGTCGAGGTTCTGGGTCCATCGCAAGAACAACGGGCTCGAATCGGACCCCGAAGGCGTCCCGCTGATCAGCGCCTTCTGCCACCTCTTTGCATCCAGGGTGACCAAGCTGCTCACAGCCGCAGCGGTTCCGCCCGCATTGTTCGTGAAGCCCCAGGAGTCGGCAACTCCACTGCCCTGCAACATCAGGCTGTTGGCCATCATGTTGCCGTTGCGGGCGATGATCTGGAAGTCATCGGCAGGCAGGATGTCACGCGCGTCCTGCATGTTCTGCATAGCAGTCCACACAGCAGCCCCCATCACCCAGCAGCCATCGACGGTCATGTGAACGCCATCAACCGTTGCCCAGCTCGCTGCGGCGTCCGGATCCTCCGCCGATGCCAGGCCAGACCAGGTATCGGCGACGGTTATCCAGTCCTTCGGACTGTGCATCAGCTTGAGGCCATCACGCACAGCGACATGCTCGGCCTTGAGCGAACCAGCCAAATCGCTGCGAGGAGTCTCGTTCAGGAGAACCACACGGATGCCGGCGGCAACCAAAGCGGCACAGATCGCCGCCACATTCGCCAGCGAGCCTGCAACTGTGTAGGTCGCCCCGGTCGCCGGATTCAGCGCATTCCGATCATTGGTCGAGCACAGCACGCACGCTGTGCGCACCCTCGCGGTTTTCATCGATGCGATGTAACCAGGCAGGGCTGCAAGGATCTGGTCAGTCCTCCAACCTGACTGTCCAAAGTTGAGCGCGGCGGTTGTGTCGAAGGCCTGCCGCGACAGGCACCGGAGCCAGAAGGGATAGGAGCGATTGCTGTAATAGCGATAGCCCGTCCCGCCCAGACCCTGAACGGTACGGCTATCGCCGACGAAAGCAACAACCTCACCCCGCAGCTGATTGTCTACGACCAATCCACGGGTGGCATCTGAAATCGCGGTAGGTTCGCCCTGCAGGTATCGGATGAAGCCAACCGACGGCCCACGGAATATCATGGGACACGCGATAACTCCGGCGAAGCGCTGGGTTGCAGCTGCTTTCGTCCTCAGCCTGATGCCATTGATGCTTCCCGAGGTTGGTCCATCGACCAAATCTGCGGAGGTGACAACCCTCTGGACGAAGAAGCACTCCCAACCATTGCCCATGCGTACGCGATTGGTGAACTGGATGGTCGCCGAGTTGACGCCCATGATGAAACCGAATTGGTCGAACAGATCGGCCTGGTCAAAGGGGTTGACCGTCATTCCACAGCAGAACACCGCCATTGTCAGGACGTCGCCTGCGACCACACCAGCGTCAGAAAGATCAATGGGGCTGAAGAACGGAGAGATAATCTCCACCCGCTGCGACAGGGTGTTTGATTGAAGCGCGAACTTCGCGCCAAACAGGCCTGCAACCGGGAAACGCAGCGCATCCAGTGGAACGACCTCAACAGATTGCTCGGCACCGGAACCACCCGCAGTCGCAGCGCGCCAGTTTTGGGCCAGCCGCACATCTACGCTGGACAGCATCTGCGGGAGGGGCATGTCACTGCTGAATCGACCGATGTAGCCGCTGGCCTGTGCCTGGTCTTTTTCAACGACACTCAGACCGGCTGTCAGCTTGTCGACGTCGACCTGATCAGCCTTCGTCGGCAGGATGTCGGCGCGGAGGAACTTCCAACCAGTGACGTTGCCGGTCCAGTGGTACTGGCCAGCATCTTGACCGCCAGTAACGAAACCACCCTGCCCCACCTGTGAGCCGATGAAAGACTGCAGCTCAGCGAGAGTTGCAGCGTAGATCGACCCTACCTGCTGCGCAGCCTTCAACGCTTCGATCTCCCGCCGTGATGGCTCAGGGAGAGGCATCTGGTTCACGTCAAAGCGCGCAAGCGTGCGAGACGACCCGACCACGCCCAGGACATAGTCCTTTCCGCCCGGCGGCTGCAGCGGCAGGTCAGCGGCAGGAATGATGTTTCTTTGATCGACGTTACCCATAAGCCCTCACAGTACGGCCGAGGCGTCCACCGCCCCTGTGTTGATGTTTGCCAGCTGCAGCGCCTGGCGAATGCTCACGTCCAGCAGCACCTGGGCAGACCAGGAAACCAGCTCCGGCGGCTCGCCCAGCAGCGCCAGCAGGACATCCCTGGCCACCTCGTTGGCCTTGTCCGGCCTCGGGTCGGTGTGCTGGAACTCACGCGCGATCGGCAGCCCATCGGCGCCGACCACCGGCTCGCCAGCAGTGGTCACGGCGCGCGCCTGGCCGCGGAACAGGATCTGCCCGCCGAGCAGCGTCCGCGTGCACACCACGGCCACCAGCTCTCCGGTGTCCAACTCGACCGCCGTCTCGCCCTCGGCGACCGGCAAGCCCTCTCTCTTCACATAGCTCATTGCGCAACTTCCTCGAACGCAGGATTTCTGGATCCACCGCTGCCGCCACCCCCACCGATGCCGCCACCACCACTGCCAGAGGATCCGGCAGCAGGAAAGGTGATCTGAAGAGAGCTGATCGCCACGTTGCCGTTGGCGTTCGCGGTTTCGACGATGTTCGTGGTCAGCATCAGCTGCCGGCTGCCGCCGACCAGCTGCGGATCGACGTAGTACAGGTAGACAGTGACCTTCTGGCCGGCGGTGCCGGTCAGGGTGGCGCTGCTGGCGGCGTAGGAGACCTGCACCGAGCCGATGATCAGTGTCCCTGCCGTCACGCTGATGGTGGCCACCGATGCACCCGCAGCGTCGCTGGATGCGGCGAAGGTCACCGAGGTGGTCATGTCCCACATCGACTGCTGGTTCCCGATGTTGGGCAGCGCCGCGGCGCCGATGCGGTTGGTGTCAGGCACGTCGACAGCTACATCCACCCAAGCTGATGCGCGGCCGTTGGTGCCAACCGAGCGCATCTGCATTTCGTAGGGCGTGCCGCGCTGCAGTTCGCGAACCACAAACACCGTGCCCGCAACCTGGCTTCGGTACTGCCAGGCGGCGTCAGGGGCTCCGACTGCGCGGAACCGCAGCTCGTACGAGGCGATTGGAACTGACATTACAACGCCTCCGTCACTGTGGCGTAGCCGTGCCGCGGTGCCGTGCCGATGCGCACGACAGCGGTAGGAATACCCGCGTCGTCCACCTCATCGTTGACGGGCGACGACACCGCGACGGTCACCTGCGGCGGCGCCGGCAGGCCATAGTTGCGCCCGCTGACCTCGCTGATGATCTCCGCCGGCGGGTTCTTCCAGTAGGGATCGACTCGGGCGTCGTAGGCCACGGCGGTGAAGGAGGACGACAGGTCTTCGGAATACCTCACCCCGGTGATGATCAGGGTGGTCATCTCGACCCCGCGCTCGCCCAGCACCACCCGGTCACCGGCGGCCGTGCCGGCCGGCCTGCTCTCCAGGTAGAAAGTGTCAGTGAAGCTGCTGTGGGGCTGGCAGTTGACCTTCCGCTTGCCGCCACTCGCCGTCCGCGTCTGGATGCCGTACAGCCTGGCGGGGTCGCTGTAGATCTCCGTGTCGAGCTTCAGGGTGGCCCCCTCGGCACCGTCGGGGGTTCCGGTCGTCAAGCTGACCACTCGGCCCCACCCCGTGCCCCACTCGGCCACGTCGTGCGCGACGTCCACCACGTCCCCACGGACGATTCCCAGCCCGGAGATGTCGGTGGTGAAGCTGTAGACGGTGCTGCGGTACAGACCCTGCGCCAGGTGATACCGGGCCAGGCGCCATGCCTGCTGCGGCAGCATGGCCTGCTCCAGCTGGAACGTCTCGAACAGCGTGGCAGCCGGATCGGTCGAGGCTTGGCCACGTGCATCGCGGCCGCGGTAGCTATAGCCGTCCTGCACCACGATGATCTCGTCGTCCTGCCAGTCCGCCTGCGGGTTCTTGAACTGCACCCGCAGCGCATGGGGCACCTTGATGAACTGCCGGCTGGCGCTGAATTCCTTGATGTCCAGGGGCGACAGCTCCGCCGTTGCCTCGCTGACGTTACGGTCGAACACCACGCAATAGCGGCCGTCCCGGTTGCCGATGTCGCCCAGAGCGGTACCCAACACCTTGCTCAGCAGATCCCTTGCGGTCAGCTGGGCATCCACCACCATTCGGCACTCCAGCTCGTTTGCATCGCAGAAAGCAGCGAAGTCGGCGAAGGAGTTGAGGTCGATGCGCGACGCCGGCACGTGCTCGGCCAGTGCCGGGCTCTGGGTCATCAGCCAGTAGGCCACCCACGCCGGATTACGCGACATCTGGTTCGCCCAGCTGTTCGAGCTGCGCCGGTACACCGGGATCGTTGGCTGGGCCAGCACGCTGAACGACTGCAGCGTCCCGGACAGCTGATCGGTGCCCTTCACCCGCACGTTGAGCTTGAGCGTGCCGGTCGTGCTGGGGTTGGTGTAGCGGATACTGCGGAAGGAGGTCCAGATCGCTCCGTCGGCCCAGGTCCGGTTGGTCTGGTTCTTCCGCGCCACCCGTGTGACCCGCACTTCGTACTGACCATTGGCCACATCCCAAGCAATGCCCGAGGCGAAGGGATCACGCACCTGGTCCCAGGTGAGGAACAGGCCTGGGCCCGGCGCTGTGGTCGGGTACTCGCTCGCGCCGGGCGTCCAGCTACTTACCAGCTTCGACAGCCGCGGTGTCGGCGGCGGCAGCCAGGTGGTCGAGCCCACGGCGCGGTACTCCACCCGCCACAGCACCCACATGGGCCAGCCCTTGTCCAGCGAGTCGCCGAACACCTTCAGGCCATTGGAGAACAGCAGGTCCAAGCTGATGGCATCCACGCCGGGAGCGGTCGTGCGCGTCACCTGGTCGCCCTCGCTGTTCATCGTCGCATTGACGGCCTGCTCATCGATGTCGTTGGTGTAGAGCTTGGCCGGCGCCGAGCCCGGCCAGTTCAGCTCCCACCAGAACGCATTGAAGCTCTCCACCGGGGTGTCACCGATGCGCATGTCCGACACGGTGATGACACCGAAGCCCAGGTCGAACATGCAGCACTGGTAGGCGGTGTAGCCGACGACGTCGGTGTACGGCATGGCGGCATGCGGCGGGAACAGTCGGTGCTCGCCCAGCACCAGCGGGATGACCCCGTAAGGGTTGATCTGGTTGGAGTTGCCGGTCAGTGCGTTCCACGCCTTCTGCGCCTCCGATCCGCCGCCGGCGGCAGTCGGCACAGAGACGAGCGCGTTCACCGCGAGCGAAGCGGCCAGGGTGATGCCCGAGGCGATCGCATTGCCGGCGGCCGCGCTCCAGCCCGCGCCCTTTGCCAGCGCGGCACCCCAACCGGGTGCGAAGTACGCCACCACGATCATCGCCACCGCGGCCAGGATCTGCCGCGCACCGCCCTTGGCCAGACCCTGCCGCAGAACGTCCACACGGACACCGGCCTTGGGCCTCAGCCGGGCCCAGGCCTCGCGCGGCACCTGGTAGCCACCCACGCGCACCACGATGTCGGCGGAGATCTCGGCGCCGCCGGCTGCCGCCTTGAGCATCTGCAGCAGCGTCTGCCCGGGCTGGGCGTAGACCACGCCTGGCGCATCGAACTCGTGCCCCCGCAGGTGCAGCGGAACTTCATTCATCTTTCTTCCCCATGTAGCGATAGAAGCCGGCGATGCGCGCCTCCCACATGGGAGAGCCCAGCCGCTCGATGCGGCTGGTGCGGCCCAGCTCCACGTGCAGGAACTCGCCGCTGCCCATGCACACACCGACGTGCCAGGGCCTGCCTGCGCTGTTGAAGACGACCACGTCGAAGCGCTCCGGCACCTCGACCTCGGCCCAGCCGGTGGCATCGGCTGGCGCCGCCACGTCGGGCATGGGAATGCCCTGCGCCGCCAGCACCATGCGGGCGAACTCCCGGCAGAACTTGTCGCCCTGGTATGGGATGCCGATCCACTTCCTCATACGAACAGCCCGGGTGAATTCGACGGGGTGTAGGTCTGCGCGGGCACGCCCTGATTGAGGAAGTCTTCCTGGTAGCCGATCTGCACGCTCAGCTCCATGATGTCGAAGTCCACCTGCAGCACGGTGAAGTTGAACGGCCCCATCTCCACGATGCTGGGCTGGCTCGCCAGCACGGCCTCCAGACGTACCTGCGGGCGCGGCCCCTGCAGCGCCTTGATCTGCCGTGTGATGTCGCGGTCGACGTTGTCGATGCGCAGGGAGACGTTCGGAGTCGCGTCGTCCGTGTCGTCGGGGAACGATGCCTCGAACGGGTACGGCTGCCAGACGGTACTTCCCCGTGCCACGGGCTCGGTGTTGTTGACGATCCGGATCGTCTGCAGATCCGGGTGGGTGATGGTGAGCAGGCACAGCCAGGTTTCGGCCGTGTCCTCCGCCAGAATGGATCTGGCGGCTGCGGCTGAGAGGACGCGTGGCATCAGGTTGTCGGCCAGTTGTTGGTGTCGTAGATGTCGAGCAGGAATTGCCCTTCATAGCTGGCCACGATCAGCAGGTTCAATTCGGCCCGCCACATGTCCTGCCATTTCACGTAGCTGGGCCGCGCCAAGAACTTGTAGGTCGCGTAGGGCTGCCCTTCGCCCGGCCAACGCCAATCCCACCAGAAGAACGGAAGAACTCGCCTGGCGCTGATGTTGTAGAAATCCAGCAGGGTCTTGAGCTGGGAAGGCTCCAGATACAGGCGACATTTGAACGTCTCCTGTGAACTGGTCTGGATCGGGCGCGTCTTCGTCCCCGCTCCCATGGTCGATCGCATGACGTCCTCACCATGCGGCGCGAACTCCAGGCTTTCGTTCTCCGGGTCGGGGATGCTCGATGGCATGTAGAGATCAACCACCTCGGTTCCCCCTGTAGGTGAGCCCATAGCGGCCGCGGAAGTCGTTGTCGAACGATCCGCCGCGGATCTCGCCCCGTATCAGCTCGCGCAGGGAGACCCTGATGTCGAGGTCGCCGGAAGGGCCCATCTCTGCCTGAACCCCGCCGGAGTCGCTCTTGGCCCCGTCGATGTAGACGTTGACTGCTCCACGTGCCATTGCCGCGGCTGCAGCGCGCGGCGCACCCACCACGCCACCATTCGCGTACCCGCGCAGGCCAAGGCGCATCGCCTCCACGATCCCGACGCCGCCCGCGCGCGCGATGTCGGCCTGGGACCAGACCACCTCGCCCGCGTGAACGATGCCGCGCGGATCATGCTTGGCGCCGTCGCCGGTGTAGCCGCCGTCGGACTTGCCGTTCCGCATCAGACGCTGGAACAGGTCGTCGTTGATGGTCGACGTGCCCTGGGTGACAGCCGTGTTGCCGGCAGTGTTGATGGAACCGGACTGCGCCGCGAACGAGCCGCTGATCCAGTTGCCGATGCCGACGATGGCCTGCTTGATCTGGATCCGGGACAGGTCGGCCAGCACCGACTTCGTGAGGTCCGAGAAGCTCAGCTTGCCGGTGGTAGTGAACCGCACCCAGGCATCCTCGAAGCCGCCGACGACGGTGGTAACCGTGTCGCCCATCTGCCGGGCATAGTTGCCTGCTTCCTGCTGGTAGTTGGCCCATGCCGCGCTGGCACCGGCCAGCCAGTTGCCCTCGGCCAGGCGGAGATCCTCGTAGCCGTCCTTGATCAGCTGAAGGCGGTCGAGGGTCTTGGCCATCAGCGTGGCCCGTTCAGCTTCAAATGTCTCCTGATCCACCTGCCCAGCATTCAACTGCAGCTGCAGCTCACGGAGCTTGTCGGCCTGGTCAGCGTATGCGTCGTTGACGCGCTGCTGGATTTCGTATTCACGGTCACCCATGCCCACTCGCTGGGCTTGGGTGGCGAGCTGCCGTTGCAATGCCTGATTACTTGCGTCCAGTGCATTCGCGTAGGCGGCGATGACATTGGTCCTCGCCCTCATCGCCGCCGCTTCTTCCGTTGAAAGCACCTGGAGCGCGCTGGCACCCTCGGTACGAATCTTCGTCAGACGAGCCTCAATTTCACCGATCTGGCGATTTACGCCGATGGCTTCCTTGCCAGCGACCGACTGCCTCTGCAGGTAGGCAACCTGCTGCTCCAGCGACTTTGACTGTGCATCCGTGTTCCTCTGCACCAGCTCACGCATGCGGCTGTAGTACTCAGCTGCGGTAATCTCACGTGCCGAGAACTGTGCACGCAGTAGTTGCGTGTTGGCAGTGATCTGGGCTTGTTCCGCGACAAGATCATCCTTGTAGCCCTGCAGGTCAGCACCGCGAGTCGCTGAGCCGTTACCGGCCTTGGGCTTTTCCTTGTACTTCTTCTCGATAGCGGCGACAGCTGCAGCACGCCGTTCCTCGATCTTCTTCACATCTTCGATCAAGCCAGCGGCTTCGGCCTGCCGCCGAACCTTCTCTGCCTCTCCATTGATCCGGGAGATCTCGTCCTTCTTCTTTTGCTCTTTGCTCGCCTGAGAATCGATGATGGCGTCTTGCCGCTGCAGGAAATCAGCGCTGGCGTCTTCTGCAGCCTTCACCTCTGCATCCTTGCGTTCCTTGGTCAGATCGACGGCAAGTGCCTTGATCTTGTCCGATCGATCCTTGATCGACTTCTGCATCGCCGCCAGGGCGATGGGATTTCTGGCCAGCGGTAGGCCGCGCTGGTCCCCAGATGCCAGCGCATTGAGCTTTGCCAGCTCGCGCTGATTCTCCGCCAGGAGGTGCTGCATCTGCGCTGCGGCCGGCCCGAGGCCGACACTCGACTGCATGGCGGACCAGGCCTTCGTAGCCTCAACCCAGAGGTCCTTGAAACCGGCGATGACCGGGTTCTGGCTGGCACGTACCTTGGCCAGGGCCATCACCGTCTCATCGGAAGCAGCACGGGTGATCACCGTCACCGCATCCTGATTGCGGCCCTGCTCCTGCAACGCCTTGACCTGCTCGTACAGAGCCACGGTCATGAAGTTGACCTGCTCGTTGAGCTTCTGCGCACCCTTGACCGGGTCTTCCGCCAGCTTCGCGTACAGAGCGATGGTGTCTTCCAGCGCCTGGCCGCTGACCTCCTTCATGGCCACAGCCGCGTTGGCCACGGCCTGCAGGTTCTGCGCCGCGATTCTGCCGTTGGATCCGACCGCCTGCGCGGCCTCCGCGCCGGCCCCTGCGGACACCTGCAGCGCATCGCTGGTCTTCTTGGCCATATCGACCAGCGTCAGCGTGGTCGCTGCCGCCTCGTTGCGCGATAGCACCAGCGCCTTGGTGTAGGCCTGGGCCTGCTGCTCTGCGTCGTACCAGGCGAACACCACCAGGCCCACGGCAGCAGCGGCAACCGTGTACGGGTTGACCATGTCCAGCAGTGCCGACGAGACACCTTTCAGCGCCGGTGCCACGCCGCCGAAGCTGTCCTTGATCTGGCCGCCCTGCTGCACCAGCACGGTGAAGAACGGCATGCCGCCCTGCAGGCTGGTGAAGATGTCGGTGAACTGCGCCGGCAGCTGCCGCATGGCCTGCGCGGTCTGGCCGGCCGAGATGCCCAGATCGGCGACGTTGTTCTTGGCCGGCAGCGGCCGAGCAGCCTCCGTGCGCACCTCGCGCAGCTGGCGGGTGAGCACGCCCAGGCCCTGCCGGATGTCGGCCAGGTCCGCACTGATTCGGACGCGCAGGTTCGCTGAAGGCTCAGCCATGGGTCGTGGTTCCTTGATTCTTCGGCGCAGGGGCCTTGCCGCTCAGTTCGGCCTGGTACGCCTGCCATTCGCTCTGCTCGGCCCACATCGCGGTCCGGATGGCGGTGGCGGTGTGGGCGAGGCGCGCTCGCTCGCTCTCGCGCTCGTCATGGGCTGCAGCGGCGGTGAATCCCCTGATCTGCGCCAGGGTGTACGTCATGACCTCGGCCCTGCTGTGGCCGCGGGCGATCAGGTACTGGGCGAGGTCGGCAAGCCCGAGTTCTCTTCCGCCGGCAGTTTGGCCTGCAGCAGCAGGCTCCGCAGGCGATGGGCGAAAAAATCCCTGTTCAGCCCCACCACGGCCTCGAGCAGGTCCGCGATTTCGTCCAGGGTGCCGCCGGCGATCCACTCCGCATGGCGGCGCAGGGCTTCATCCAGCTCGGCGCCGGAAGTCCAGTTCGCTTCGGAGCACGATGCCACCGCCAGCGCGGCGGCAAGATCTGCGCTGTCCTGCTCGAGCAGGTCCAGCAGAATGGCGCCCGTTGCAGCTGCCGGCGCACCTTCGACAGCGCCGACCATCATCGCCACGCGGGCGATGATGGTGCGGCTGGCCGTGATGAAGGGGCCGATCTGCTGCAGGCGGAGGGGCGTCACAGAGAGCGCCTGGCCACGGAAAGGGACCGTGCGCGATGGCGGGGTGATCACGTCCAGATCCGCCATGGCTTACTTCTCCTGCTGCCAGTAGAAGTAGGCCGACTTGTCCGAGCCGGTGGCCTTGGCGGCGTCCTTCACGAGCTTGCCCGGCACGCTGCCGGCGCCGTACTCGTTGCCGATCAGGCCCATGCTCTCGATGACGCCGCCGGACACCTTGTGCGCCACCATGCGCACCAGCTTGCCGCCACGGGCTTCGTTGGCGCCGTAGAACTGCATCTCGTAGTACTGCTGCGAGGTGACGGCGGCCTCGACGTGGCCCAGGTCCGCGTTCTTGTAGGTGACCTTGACGTTGGGCGTGCCCGCAGTCGTCGGCGCCACGATGGCCGAGCCAGCCGGGATGAACAGCATGCCGCGCTCGAAGCGGTAGTCCTTGCCGGCCACGTAGGTATCGGTGCCGGTCACGGGCTTGACCGAGGTGATTTCGCTGGCCAGGCGCGACAGCGGCGAGAATCGCTCCGGCGTAGCCACCACCAGTTCGTCGGTCACGGTGCCGGCGGCGATGGTGTTGGCCTTACCACGGGTGGCGCGCGCGAAGTTCTCGGCGTTGAAGTCGTGGAAGGTGTAGTTGAGGTTGTAGCCGGTGACGCGATCGACGCTGTTGGCCGTGCCGCCGCCCGGGTTCTGGCTGTCGGCCAGCTCCAGGGTGGTGGTCTGGGGCGCGACGGTGTAGGCGGAAACGTTGCCGACCTCGAGGAAGGGGTCGTTGCTGTTCCACAGGCGGATCAGGACGATGCCGCTGCCCAGGTAGCTGTAATCTTCGGCCATGGTGGCTCTCCAGTTGGGTTGCCGCTGTGCGGCGGGTTATTTCTTGGGGATGTGGGACTGGTAGGTCATCAGCACGCCGACCCACCCCGCGCCGGCCCTCTCCGGCATCAGCGGCTCCATGCCGACGTACACCGGCACCTGGATGCCGTCAGGGAAGTTGCGGGCGACCACACGGGTGTCCAGAGCCGCCTCGATGTCGGTCACCAGGTCGTCCAGCACCTGCTGGTATTCCTCGGTGTCGGAGGGAACCTTGGCGATGACGCTGACCGTGGTCAGTCGGTGCGTGTGGACCTTCGACGGGCTCTCCGCCCGCTGCTGCTTCTCGATCACGGCCGTCAGCACGGCCTGGGTGTCCTGGTCACCGGGTTTCGGCTCCAGCGTCCACCCCGCGCCAGCGTCGGTCAGGTAGTCGTTTGCGGTGCTGATCAGCTGCAGTGTCAGGCCCATGGCCAGCAGCAGCTGCTTCCGTGGGCTGGGGGTGCGGTCAGACATTGGCCACCTCCCACACTGCCGTCGATTCATCTGCGCGGATCTTCTGCACCAGCTTCAGGCGGCGGCCGGTGCCTTCGATGCGCACCACACCACCGGCCCGCGGCTCCACCTCGGCCAGCTGCAAGGTCACCTTGTCGACGGTGGTGGCCACCGGCGCCACGTCATCGGACGTGAACTGCTCGACGCCCTCATCCAGCAGCACCGTGCACGGCACCTCCGCGCTCGCACCTGGCGGCTGGTAGAAGGCGCCGTCTGCAACGCCGGCGGCGCGGAAGGCGCCCATGGCCACGGCGTCGAACGCCTGTAGGAAAGCTTTCTGGTTCAAGGCAGCGGCCTCGCGGTTTCCATGGCCTTCTCCAGCTCGCGCTTCAGGAAGAACGGCATCAGCCGCTTCCAGGTGTCCTCGGCCATACCGAAGATGTCGTAGCGCGGCGTGTAGGCGGCGGTGTTGGTGAAGATGAAGATGGAGCGGACACCGGACCCTCGTCCGATCCGCTCATAGATGCCCGGGCGCAGCACGCCGCGGCGCTTGGTGATCACGAAGTACTCGCCATCACGGTTGTTGCGCTTGCCCCGTCGCCGTTTCTGGCTGACGTTGGTTTGGTTCTGGTATCGGTCCCGCTGAGCGCCCAGCTGCGACAGGATCTTGGTCACCTGGCCGGCCGGCACGTTACCGAACTGGTTGGCCTGGGCGCCGCGTCCCATCACCGCAAACTGCGTCGGCGACAGCAGGCCCCGGCTCTGCAGCAGCCGCTCGAAGCCCTTCCGGCGGCGCTGACCACCATCCACCTCGGCCAGCAGGTACTTCGCCGGCGGCGTGCCCTTGAAGGCCTCGTCGCGGATGAAGATCTCGGCGTACGGCTGGTCCTTGGTGGCCTTGCGATACATGGCCGCATTGACCGTGAGCGGCGTCGGGCGGTCGAATACCTTCGGTGCCTGGCGCTTCCAGCGCTCGCGGATCTCGTAGGCCACCTTGTTGGCGGCCTGCGATGCGGCGTAGGGGAGCTGGGATTGCTCCAGCTCCGTCAGCTGTCGCCCGAAGGCGTTGTCGGGGTCGACCCCGATCCTGATCTGGGCCATACACCCTCCTGCCCGGCCCGCCGAAGCGGGCCAGGCACTGCTGGCTTACTTTGCGCCGGCCTTCAGGCGGATCACCGCATCCGGACGGGTGTTGATGTTCAGCGGGTTGGACTGGCTTTCCAGCTCGATGCCCTTGTTCATGCGCATCGGCTCGGTCTTGGTGTAGTACGGCAGGCCGATGCCCCGCACGGTTTCCAGGTAGTCCGCCGGCGCGAAGCGGGTCAGGAACATGTCGGGCACACCCAGCGGGAAGGCGATCGCTTCACCATCGGGAATGGCCAGCTTACCGCCCGTGCTGCCCGGCAGCTCTTCGAACACGACGTCGCCGAAGACGAAACCCTTGCGCAGATCCGTGCGCAGCGCGGCGCCGTCCTGCCAGCGCTTGTAAGCCTCTTCGACGTCCGGGTGATCCACCAGTGCATCGAAGAAGCCCGCGCTGCACAGCACATGGACGCCGGTGTACGGAACACCGCCGAGCTTTTCCTCGATCGCGCGCTTGATCGATACCGCCTTGGTACGGACCTTGGTGTCCGGCTTGTTCAGCTCCATGCCGATGATGATCTGCTTCACGCCGAACTCGTCGTAGAAGTCCACGATCAGCGAGCCATCGGAGTCCAGCAGCTTGCCCTGCAGCGCACCCAGGCGGTGGTACTCGATGGTGTAGTCCAGATCGCGCTTGTGCAGGGCCTGCAGACGGTTGACGACGGCTGCGACGTTGTTGCCCTCCGGGTCATTGACCGGGTCCCAAACGCCAAGCAGCTGGTCGGCCATGACGGTGGAGCGCTGCGGAAGGTGGGTGGTTTGCAGCAGCTTCACCTTGCCGCGGTCCAGTCCTTTGGGCTGACCTGGCGCGCCACGCGGCACGTTGGGCACCAGTACCAGCTTGTTGTTCTCGATACCGATCTTCACGATCGTGGTGCCGACGAGGCCCTCTTCCTGGAACAGGCGCATATCGCCCAAGCGAGTGACGATGCGCGGCAGGTTGTTGATGTAGGCGTTGAGGGCGTCGAAGCCCAGCACGCCCAGCGCCAGAAGGGTTTGCAAATCCATGGTGATTTCTCTCTCGGTATGGGGTACGAAAAGGCCCCGCCGAAGCGGGGCCATGGGTCAACGGGTGGAAGGGGCTCTGCTCGGCGGTCAGCCGCCGGCAGCTGCGATGGTGATGGTGTCGCTGACGGCTTCGTCCAGATCGGTGGCAGTCACCTTGAGGGTGTAGTCGCCAGCGGCGCTCAGCGTCGCGGCATCCCAGGTGATGACGCCACCCACGGCGGCCTTCGCGCCGCCGCCGGTCAGATTGCCGGTGCCGGTGGCCTTGGCCAGGGTGGCGCTGACGGTGCTGCCGGTGACCAGAGCGCCGAAGACGTCCTTGACGTGCGCCACGACCGGGCCCAGCGCCACACCTGCAGTACCGGTCACCGGTGCGGACACGAACACCAGATGATCGGCGGCGTTCGACGCGATCGGCTGCTGGGTCCAGCGGGTGATGATGCCGGACTCGGCCAGGCTCAGTGCGGCCAGCAGCTTCTGGTCAGCGGTGACGCCTTCGGCCCACACCAGCTTTTCGCCGAACACTTCGGCGTCGCGCGCGATCGCCGCGCCCTTGACGGCCAGCGCCGCAGAATCGGTGCCGGTGTCGATCGGGCCGTACAGCACCTTCACTGCGTCGGTGCCGTTGGCAGCGACGGTGTTGTCTGCCTTGAGCAGGGTGCCAGCGGACAGCATGCCCTGCCCGGCCGGCAGACGGATCATTTCGCGGCTGCGCTCGCCGCCCGCTTCGGACAGCAGGAATTCGCCGGTACGGGTGCCGGCCAGGGAGATTTCCATCGTCAGTTACCTCGTTGCTTGTAGATGTGATTGGGATTCAGCTTCGCCTTGTTGTCGGCGGCGCGTTGATCGGCCATGGAAGCCGGGTGTGCGGTGACGACCTGGGTGCTGCGGCCTTCCTCCGCCTTCATCGACAGCAGCTGTGCACGCACCGTGTCGAGGTCGGTGTTCTTCTCGATGAAGCTGGCTGCGAGGGTGTCATCGCCACGCAGCGCTGCTGCGCAGGCGTCCTGCACAGCGGTCGCGTACTCGATGGCGCTGGCGGCCGGTTCACCCTCCTGCAGCGGGCGCCGCAGCACAGCCAGCGCGAGCGCCGGCGGCAGCTCACTGGACGTGATCGCCGCTGCCAACGCAGCGGCCGGGTTCTCCATCACAGCTGCAGGCTGTGCGAATTCCGCCTCGGGCACCGGAGGCATTGCCACTGCCTCCGGCTCGTCGTCAGGGTCGGAATTGCCCGGCGCGGGCGGTGGTGCCGCTTCGGCCGCGCCGAGGTGCGCGATCAGGTCGTGCCAGGTGCCGAGCCGGGTAGCGAATCCCACTGCCACGGCGGCCTGACCGCGGTAGCAGGCCGCCTCGGTGGCGCGCACGGCCTCAGCCTCCATGCCAAGATTCCGCGCCACGGTGTCCACGAACATCGTGCGCATGTCCTCCAGATCGGCCAGGGCCTCGGCGTGCGCTTCCTCGCTGAGCGGGAAGTTCGGGTTGAAGTCGACCTTGCGGGCGCCGGCGAACAGCGGGGTAACCTTCAGGCCGATCTGGGCGTTGTTGCCGCTCCAGTCGTGGTGATAGCAGACCACGCCCACCGATCCGACCCCGCCTGTGCGGCTGATCCAGATCTCATCGCACGCCGAAGCGAGGGCGAAGCCGGCGGAGTACGCATGGTCATCGACCAGCGCATAGACCGGCTTCCGGCCGCGCGCCTCGAAGATGTGGTCGACCAGGTCGAAGCAGCCCGACGCCATACCACCCGGCGTATCCAGCCGCAGAATGATGGACGTCACCGCGTCATCGTTGAGCAGTTCGTCGAAGGTGTCGCGCACCGCTGCATAGCTCACCGGCCCCGGGCCGCTGGCGCCGGGCATCGGCCGGTTCACCATTGCACCGGACAGGTTGATCACACCGATCAGGTTCTGGGCGACGCCCACCGGCTGCCCATCTGGGCCGGACACTTCGAAGCGGTCGGCCTTCAGCACGCTGTCGTCGCTGGTGACCTTCCCTTCCAGATATCCGCCCACCAGCGCTTCACCGATGGCCGGCTGCACCAGCAGGGGCTGATTGAGGACCGCGGCGGCGAGCGAGGCCACCACGGGCGCACGGCTGCCGCGACCCAGCATTCGGGCCAACAGGCCAGGCTTACTCGTCATCGTCATTCCTTTCATCGTCGTTGGCGCCAAGGGCGCCGGGTTCGTCGTCCTGCCGGGCACCGGAGGCGTTCGTTCGCCTCGGGTCGCTGTCGTAGCGAAGCCCAGCCGCGTCTGCGCGCTGGTTGTCCTGCGCCTGTTCGGCATCGACCTGTTCGGGATCCTCGCCGGCGCTCAGCACCACCTTGCTGCGCGACTTGAAGCCCGCCCGCACCGCCTTGAGTTCGGACGTCACGTCCTGCACCGGGTGGCTCCAGGGCCAGCCCTCGGGCACCCACAGGGTTTCGGTCACATCATCACGCAGGGCCGCATAGCGCGGCACCTTCAGCAGGCCCGACAGCACTGCCTGGTCCATGAAGGCGTCGCGGACCCGCTGGCAGAACATGGGGATCATGAAGAGCCACTGGTCCTGCTCGATGACCCGACGGAACTCGTTGAGAATCAGCCGCAGCGCGCGGTCAGAGACGTTGCGCAGGTCGCCGGTGAGCACCTCGTAAGGCACGTCCTGGCTGGCGCAGATCGCCAGCAGGTGCCCCCGCAGGAATTCGGCATAGTCCGAGCCAGCGCTAGGCGGTTCGGCGAACACGACTTTGCGGCCGGGGGGCAGTTCCTGCAGCGTGCCCGGCTCCAGCCCGCCGATGCCTGTGCCGTCGGCATCCTCACCGGTGGTCAGATCGCCGATGGCGTCGCCTTCTTCCCCATCCGCATTGGCGTCGGTGGTGATGAAGCCTGCGAACAGGTTGGCCAGGGCCTGGCGCTCCAGCACCGCGTCATCGAGGCGGTCCAGGTTGAACATGCGCAGCAGGGCCGGGGCCGAGCCAGGCACGCCCCGCATTGCACCCGCACGGTTCGGCCGGTACAGGTGCAGTACCTGCTCCGCCGGCACGCGCACCAGCTCGTGGCCGTTGACGGTCAGCTGAAGGTCGCCCGGGTGCTCCCGGTACATCCAGTAGGCCACGCGGCGGCCGATGCCATCGACCTCGATGCCCTGCCGGATCACGTTGCCGTTGCTGGCCACGCCGTTGTAGTGCTGCGGACACTGCTCCGATTCGATCAGCTGCACCTGCAGCGGCACAGGCAAGCCGTCCTCGGGCCGCCGGTACCGGATGCGGGCGAACACCTCGCCGGCCTCTTTCCACTCGCGCCAGGCGAGAGCCTGCAGGCCTTCCCACACCAGCACGCCATCGGCGTCAGCGTACTTGCCCCAGCGGGTCCAGAGCTTGGTGACCTTCTTCTTGTGCTCCTTCGTGCCCCAGATCGGCTTCGCCTGGATGCCGGTGGCGATGCCATTGGACACGCTCTTGTTGAGCGCGCTGACCATCCAAGGGTCATTCCGGGCCAGGTGCCGTGCCCGTGCCAGCAGCGTCGGCAGACCCAACAGCGATGCGTTGGGCCCGAGCGACGTCGGGCGGAAGGTGCGAAGGCGGCGGCCATTGCCGGCGGCGCGGTAGCTGCTCTCGGCGATATCAGACATTGCCGGTCCCCGATTGGTAGAGGCGCACGACGCGGCGGCGCCGCGGCACACCTGCGGCCTGGCCCAGCTCATCGCGCATCTGCTTCAGCAGGCGGCGCATTTCCACCAGGCTCTGGTAGGTCACGGTGCGGTCGGCATATCGGACGCTCAGCACGCCGGCCGCGATCGCGGCTTCCAGTTGTTCGACTTGCTTGGTGGTGAATGCCATTTCAGCGTCCCAGGTACTTGCTTCGGATGACGCGGCGGGTGCGCGTGCGCGGCATTGGCGCCGGCGCGACGTCGTCTGCCCTCACGTCTGGGTTGTCGTCCCACGGCGCGGCCCATGGCGGCGGCGTGGTCCAGTTGATGGCCGGAACCTTCAGCCACAGCGCCATGCCCTCGGCGTAGCCGCACAGGTCGAACGCCTCATTGCGTCGTTTCGCCAAGTTCTCCCAGCCCTTGGCCGTCCTCGATTCCGCTGTCAGCTCGGCGTAGAACGCTTCCGGCAGCCAGTCGGGGAAGTGGTAGTAGCCCGGGCCGGGCTCTGCCCGCTTCACGTTGGCGTCGACGGTGTCCTTCAGCCGGTCTACGTTGAGCAGCAGCTGCGGCACATCGCCCTTCGACCCGGATTTACGGTCCCGGCGCTTACTGCTGTCGGGGAAGGTCTCGCGGAACAACCCGCCCTCGCGGCGCGCGTCGCCCTTGATCAGTCTGACCCTGGCGTGCAGCTTCCGGGCCTTGAGCGAACGCCAGAACTCCAGCGCGCGCACCGAGGTGCCCGACTTGCCACCCCAGTCGATGCCCACGGCGTGGACCGGCATGCTGCGGCCGGTGCCATCGTCAAGCGGATAGCGACGGCTGATGACCTTCTCGACCAGGCGTTCCCAGTCTTCCAGGTACTTCGGCGGGTCCAGCGGCAGGAAGCCGCCCGAGCCATCCTCGCGCTTGGACGTGCGCAGGGTGAAGGAATCTACCACCCAGCGCTCCAGCTGCCCGGATTCGCCGATGCCGAAGCCCAGCACCAGCACGACGAAGCGGTTGGCCTGGACGTCGACCTCACCCAGCAGGAAGCGCACGCCAGCGGGCACCGCGCCAGCAGGCCAGACCTCGGCGCGCTCCTGCATCTCGTTCGGGTCGCTGGCCGACCGCGCCGCCATCGGTACGTAGTTGATCGCCCCGTCCACGTTGTGCGTGGTCTTCAGCGGGCGCTCTTCACCAGTGGTGGCGAAGGTGCGCAGCGCCTGGAGGTATCGCTCGATCAGCGATTCCCAGGACTGGTAGGACGCAGCGACACCGCCGAGCCAGTAGCTGGCGATGCGCGCCTGCGGCCGGTCGCCGGTGACCGTTCCATCGGCGTGCACGACCTGACCCTCCGCAGCCCAGACGCCGCTGCGGTTCATCCCGTCCTTCCACCGATGCTGCAGCCCGACACCACAGTGCGGGCAGTGCAGCAGCGAATAGTGCCGCGCCATCTTCTGCACGTCGTCCAGCACGACGCGCTCAAGCAGTTCCTCCATCGGCGGCAGCGCGAACCCGTCATAGCCGGGCGCGGCCTGAAACCGCTCTCCACATTCCGGGCAGGGCCAGTACCAGCGGCGGCGGTCACCGCGCGCATACAGCGCGGCAATGCCGGCGGCCGGTGGGCCTTGGTGCGGGTGCAGCGGCTTCCACGCGCCGTCGGCGTAGTCCGTTGCCGGGCTCGACTCGGCCACCACCATTCCGGCGGACATGTAGGTCTGCGTGCGCTTCAGGCCCAGGCCGAAGCATTCGTCGATCGTCAGGTCGCCGGTGTAGTTGTCCACGTCCGTCATCAGCACGTCGTGGATGTCCTTGCCCGACAGCACCGACACCGACGGCCAGCCCATGCGCAGCGACATTCCCGACCGGAAGAACTTCAGCAGGATGTTGTCGTCGTGGGCACGCGGGCTCAGCCGGGAGCGTAGCTCCGGGCTGGCGGCGATGCTGCGGGCGATACGGGTCTTGCTGTAGTCCTCGGCCGCATCCTTGGACATCTGCACAACCATGGCGTCGGCCGGGTTGCAGGTGATCAGGTAGGCCAGACGCGCATCGATCAGCGAGATGGTCTTGCCCGACCGCGCCGGCCCTACAAACACCACGGCCTCGTAATGGCGGCTGCCGGTCGTATCCAGCGGCTCGACCATGTAGGGCGTGGTGTCCGGATCCCAGGAACCGGCCGCGCCGGCGGCATTGGCCACCTGCAGCACCCGTGCACCCTCGCTCACCCTGATGCGGCGCGGCGGCCGGATCATCTCGGCAACGCCTTGGCGCACGCTACGCGCTGTCGCGTACGTCGTCATCGGTGATGCCCTCGTACATGGATTGCCGGACGCGATCGCACTCGTCCTGGACCTTGACCACCTGCTCTGGCGTGAGCCCTGCCTTGCGCTCGAGCACATCAGGCAACGTGTCGAAGAACTGCACGACCTTCTTCACCAGCTCGGCGTAGTCGGCCTCGACCTCTGCGGCCGGCACCAACTGCCCGATGGTCGACTCGACCTTCAGGCGCTCGTTCTCCGACTGGTAGTAGGCGCGGCGCTCCATCGGCGGCAGGTCGCGCGGATCAACCACGCCTTCCGCGCCGAACGCCGCGGCACCCGGATTCACCAGCGCAGGGGCGGCGTCGGCCAGGCGATAGACGTCGTGCCCGGCCCGCTTGGTCAACGGCGGGACGCCGGCCTCCTTCAGCCGCTTGCTGGCCGTTCGGCGGTCCATCCCGAACTCATCCGCCAGCCTGGCCACGGACCAGCCTTTGGTGAATTCGTGGATGTCAGCCATGTTCTACCCGATGCACAGCCTATTCAGGCCAGAAAATGCGGTTTCTCCCGGCAAAAACCGCCAAATGCGTGGCCTGTGGTGGAGCACCCTAGAGGCCGAAATACTGTCTTTTACCGGGGTCCGAATTCCCCCCGGTGGCTGTGGATAAGCCCAGGGGCCCCGCCCCATTCAGCTTTCTGTGGATAACCTGTTGATATCCAGTCGATCCGTTCAGTTTCGCGTTCACGCGCGCATATGTGAAACGCCATCGTGAAACATCAGTGGGCAGCCACTCGCAGCGGCACCTAGTCCGCGATATCGGTGGTCGGCGTCGGCTTGCCCTGCACTTGGTCGACGGCATCGAGCTGCGCCTCGTACTGAAGGAGGCATCGCTTCCTTCCGTTGCTCACATCGAACACCTCCGATGGCTTCCCATCGCGCACCCAGCGACAGCGCTTGGTCAGCGCGGCATCGATTGGAACGTAGGTGGCCACCGGCACTTTGATCACGGCCGGCGCTGGCACGTTCTGCTTGACGGGTGCGGCTTGGCAGCCGGCCAGCAGCATGGCGAAGGCAATCACGATGGCGCGCATTTCAGTACCCCCTCAATGCTGGGCAGGCGGAATCGAGCAGCTCCAGCGCTGCCTTGCAGGTGTCGGGCCTCTGCTCGTACCGTCCGCGCCAGGTGGATGCCTCCTTCTCAGAGGCCTCGATCTTGCCAGCCAGGCTCTGGAGTGCAGCCGCACTCTCAGCCTTCAAGGCTTCCAGTTTCTCTGCCTCTGCCCGGAGTGCGATTGCCACCTCGGCCAGGCGCTGATCGCGGGTGTCCACGTCAGCCTGCAGCCGGGCAGCGTCCGCTTTCCAATCCGCCTGGACCTTGATTACCTGAGCGTTCAGATCGCGGATCTTCTGCTCTTTCTCCCAAGCCGTCAGGCCGGAGACCAAGCACCCGAAGGCCAGCACGGCACACACCAGTTTGACCTTGCTGCCAGGTTTGCCCAGCCAGCGCAACGCGTCGGCAGCGGCACCCACGACCAGCGTCCACAGCGCGGTCAAGAATCGAATCAGCACGCTCATGGCTTCTCGCCTCCGATGGCGCCGGTGGCTCTCTCCACCATGCGCACGTAGCCGGGCAGCAGCCGGCGGATCAGGACGCCGGACAGGCCGGCCAGCGGCAGCTGTGGGGCGCCGGCCAGTGCCGGCCAGATGGACGCAGCAACTGCGATGACCCATGCGGCCACGATGGCGTAGGCCACCACTGCCACTGCCAGTGCGGCCCATCGCGCAGCCGTCTGCAGGAATCGGTGGCCACGCCTGCGGTTGGAATCAGCGGCCACCCGCTCTGCGTCCTTCTCCGGCAGCAACAGAACGCCGATCAGTGCGCCAGCCATTGCAACCAGCAGCACGGACTGCGGCACGCCCAGGATGATTCGCTCGGCCTCGCGCAACGCGTCAGCCGTCGCGGGCGCCACCACCGCAGCGGTGAACGTCCCAACGAAGGTTTTCAGGGTACTCATCGGCTCGGTCACGGCGCCACTGCCCCGCCAGCCTTGCGGTAGGCAGCCAGCAGTTTCTCCAGCGCGTGCTCCGGCTGGCCGTAGCCAGCGCCCGGCAGGCTCGCCCAGATGTTGCGCACGGCCTTGATGGCATCGGTGATGCGGCCCGCCTGGATAAACGGCAGAGCGCGGCGTTCGCGGATCAGCTGGATGGCCCAGAGATCCTGCGAGATCGGCCCGAAGTCCGGCAGCTTCAGCAGCGCGCGGTAGTGGGCATAGTCCTTCAGCATGAACTGGTAGCGACCAGATGCGTTCGAGGTCAGGCCCTTGCCGTTGATGGCCTTCGACTTCCGTCCGCGGGAGAACGGGTGCACCGAATAGTCGGTGAAGATCTCCGGCACACGGTCGGCACCGGTCACGATCACGTCGTAACCCTGATTCTTCGTCGCCGGGCTGGTGCTGGTGCCCTCCGACCAGGCCAGCATGTCCAGGAAGGCGACGACGTTGGTGCCGCCGGCCTGTTGAGCGGTGATCTTGGCCATCAGGGGTTCCTGCAGATAGGTGCCCGCCCCGCAGCCGGCTAGGCGCGAGGGTTGATCCGGTCGGGGAACGGGCATAGAGAACGCCGGGCCATGGCCCAGCTACGTGGTGTAGATCAGCTCGGTGCGTGCCACCCCGGCACCGCCTCCGACCGTGTATCGAATTGGGACGCTGATCCGCTGGAAGCGGTCGAACAGCGCGCGCATCTGCGGGTGATCGTTGATGGTGAGGATCGCCCTACCCTTCAACGCGCCCATCGCCGCGGCCAGCTGCTCGTACTCTTCCAACGGGAAGGCCTGGCCATACCCGACGGTCTGCCAGTACGGCGGATCCAAGAAGAAGAGCGTCTCGGGCCGGTCGTACTTATCAATGCAGCGCTGCCAGGGCAACTGCTCGATCACCACGCCATGCAGCCGCATGTGGGCATCGCTCAGATCCTGTTCCAGCCGGAGCAGGTTGATGCGCTTCGCACCAGTCGGGCCCACCCCGAGAGTTTGGCCGTCCACCTTCCCGCCAAAGCTGAGCTTCTGCAGGTAGTAGAACCGGGCCGCGCGCTGGATATCGGTCAGCGTGTCGACGTGCTGCAGCTGTGCCCACCGGTACATCTCACGACTGGTCAGGGACCAGCGGAAGTGTCGAACGAACTCGTCCAGGTGGTTGGCCACAACGCGGTACAGCCGGACCAGCTCGCCGTGTGTGTCGTTGAGCACCTCGATCTTCGCCGGCGAGCGTTCGAACAGCATCGCAGCACTACCGGCGAAGGCTTCAACGTAGCAGGTGTGATCCCGCTGGTTGATCAGAGGCAGCAGGTGTTTCACCAGGCGCGTTTTACCGCCCGGCCAAGGGAGTAGGGTCTTTGTGTTCATGTCTCAGCTGTTGCGACATTCGTTAAGCAAACTGCACGCGCTCTCCGGAGAGCGGCAGGGCTTAGGCCAATGGCACGCGGCTGAAACGCGTGTACTGCGGCGGCGCCCGGTGCTGGCAGGCATCGGGGCGTCGCTCTGTTTGATGATTGGGCTTCGCACCCCAGAAACGACGAACCGCAGGTCACTGGACCTCCCGAGTCCAGGCCTGCGGCCGTTGAGTGCGGGTTGGTTGGAACCTCGCCCACGGTAGCTACTGTGGCCTAAGTCTGGTTCCCGCTGCAACTGCGGTAAGGTTCCTTACCGCAGTCGGGCGAATGCGGTAAGGTTCGCGGCGACTGCGGTAATGTTCATTAACGTTTACGGGTGTGGGTGCGCGGCTTGAGTGAATCCCGAGTAGCACAGCTCACTCGCGCCTGACGAAGTTCGCGCCCTCAAGCCATCCTTTGTTAGGACCTTCGATTCGATCGTCGAAGCCCCCTATCTCTCTCTCGATGAAGTCAAACCACTTCCGCCCGAGGTCATCGACGAAATCAACCAAATTATCTGATGCTCGTTCCTGATAGCTTGGAATCCAAATTAATCGCGCGAAATCATCATCAGGAACATCGATGTACTCGTTAACAGTGATAAGCACTATTCCCGTTATCGACGAATAGTCATGAAGAAGGATCTTTGCAACGAGCGCCATCAAAAATTGCGGAGCAACACTGCGCAAACCGTCGATCACAAGCAGCAAGACACCTTCACCTGATTGATGCCGAAGATTCTCATGCGTATCCCTAATCTGACGATTGGCTTTTTCCAGGATACGTTTGATTGGTTTGCGTAAGAGCTGAAGGAAGTCTCGCCGAACATCCCTCGGCAGCTGCAGGTCGCCAGCCAAATGCCGCGCCGTGACTCGACCATCATTCGCGCATTTGAGCCACAAATCGTTGATCTTTTGCTGGTAGTCCTCTAGCAGTGGCCAATCAGTAGTTAGCTCTTTAAGCTCCAGAACGAACTGCTTTTCTGTGAAAACATAGTCTGCATTAGCGAATGCAGGTGTCTGACCCACAATTGAACCGACACGAGCCCCTCCTACCAACTCAATGAACCTATCAAAGGTGGCTTCAACTGGCAGGGGATCGTGAGGGTTATCTAATATACGCATGGGTTCGATGATCATCCGTTGAATTTGACACCATCTTGACCGCGCATCACGGGCGGATGGCAAGACGACTTTCCCTGCTAGACAGCTGCAATCGTATGCCGGCCAAGGGCGACCATCAAGCCGTTGGCGCGCTGTTTTACGGGTGGGACGCGGCAGCACTTGAGCAGCGAATTCTGGCTGCCTTGCTCACCAGACGGGTGAGTTAAATACCCTTCCGCTGAACTCCTTCCGACCATCCTCCAGCGCTTGGCGCAGCGTTGCGACAGCGATCCCGTATACGCGCAGGTAGTCCCCCTTCCGCATCTTGGCAGCCTTGGCAGCGTCCTGTGCGGCGATCTTCCCTTCGGGCCACACCAGGTCGTTCACCGCGTCCTGAAGCACCAGCCTCATGCGCCAGCGGTCGGCCGGGTCATCCATTCGCAGCGCAGGCTTTGCGCCGAAGCGGCGTTGCCACTGGATCTGCCGCATCACACGCCTGGCCAGGGAGCGCCCCAGCGACGACAGGGAAACCCCCTGCCCGCGCAGCGCCACCGCCAGCACGGCCTGCTTGGCGACGGAATCACGCATCATTCCGATGGCACCGGCGATGTCGGCAGACGTCAGCGGCGGCATGGTTGACCGGCCGTCCGATGGCTCGCGGAAGCTCCCGCCGACCAGCATGCGGGCGATCAGCTCGAGCGGATCTCGCTCCAGGGTCGGCTCTGGCACCGGCACTCGGCCATGCACCACCCTGACCGCCGGCGGCGCCGGCATGTAGATCGGCCGGTGTGTCCACGCCCTGCGGGCGCCCTCTTCCGCATCTGCGCCAACATGCAGTTCTCCACGCGCGCTGCAGCGCGCGCAGACCACCTGCGCGGTGCGGCGGCTGCCGGCACTGCCCCGCGCGCGCATGCGCACGTCGTCGCTGCCGCAGTTGCCGCACGGTGTCAGGTCCACCGCTGGCGCGGCCACTGCCGACATCAGGCCACCTCGCAGTTGCTGACCCAGCGGGACCGGCCGTCCTGCCAGACCTCCCACAGGCTGCCGTCGACCTGGCACCTGATGGGGCCTTCCTTTCCTTCCAGGTACAGGTGGTGGGTTGCCTCGTCCAGGCTGAGGAATTGGGGAATCATCGGGAGGTCTCCATGGTTGAAACGTTGGTTGTTTCCAGGGCCACGCCCTGCTGTTGAAGGAACTGCTGGGCCAGCGCGCGCAGCTGGTTCTCGCCTACGTCCAGGCGTTCCACCAAGTGTTCCCCCGGGCTGCGCACGCCCTCAATCTGCTCGCGTTTCACCCCGAGCACGTCCGACACGATCGGGTCGCTGCCGCTATCGGAGAGCAGGAAGTACGCCATGACCGGCTCTGTCTGGCCGTCGCGGTGCACGCGGCCGATGCACTGCTCGTGGACGCCGGGCGACCAGTCCAGCTCACCGAACACCACGGTGCTGCACACGTGCTGCAGCCCATCGATGCCAGCACCAGAGCGCAGGCTGATCAGCATCACCTGGCTGTCCCCGGCGATGAATGCCTCCTTCGCCGCCTGCTTCTGGGTCGGCGACTCGCTGCCGGTGTACATGACCGGGTTGTACGCAGCCAGCTTCTCCTGCCAGATGCTGTAGACCTCCCGGTGCCACCCGAACAGCAACACCTTCTGGCCGCTCTCCAGCAGCAGCCTGACGAACTCGGCCACGTAGGGGGCCTTGGCCACGCCTGTCGCCTGCCGCAGCAGCCGGTCGAACTCGCCGGCGGCCTGCATCTTCTCGCCGCGGTACTGCTCGTTGGCCCGCAGGATGATCCGCGCCAGCGCTGCGGCGTCGCCGGTGATGGCGTCCAGCGCCTTGGCGTCGGCCTCCACCTCGTGCGGGATCTTCGACAGCGCCGGCAGCTCGCGCCCCACTTCTTTGCGGGTGCGCCGCAGCATGATCCCCTGGCGCCGCAGGTACTGGCCGAACTGCTCGGCGTCCTGCAGCTTGGCCTTCTCCCCGGGCGCGGAGATGCACCATTCCCGCAGGAACTCGTCATAGGTGCCCAAGCAGCCCGGCAGCAGCGGATCCACCACATGGAAGAACTCGCACCCGTAGTTGTAGATCGGGGTGGCGGTCAGGCCCATGCGGAGCCGTGCCCGGCTGGCCAGGTGGCGGCAGGCGCTGTGGATGCTGCTGTCCGGACTGCGTAGCTGCTGGCATTCCTCGAACACCACGTACTGCGCAATCTCCCCCAACGTCTCGGCCCAGCCCCGGAGCTTGTGGTAGCTGACCAAGATCACATCCGGCAGCGTGTCCCACAGATCCTTGATCCGCTGCTTCGGCTGCCGCACGAGCGGGTACGGCGCCCCCTTCCTGATGTGGTGCACGCGCAGCTGCGGCGCGAACTCGGCCAGCTTCTCCGGCCAGTGGTTCGGCAGCGCCGCCGGGTACACCACCACCGCCGGCAGATTGCCCGGCGCGGCCATGGGGCAGATGCCGGTGACCGTCTTGCCGAGGCCAAGGTCGTCGGCCAGCAGCAGGCCGCCACGGATGGACAGCTGCGCGCCCGCGACGCGCTGGTACTCCCGCGGCGGCTTGGCCAGGGTGAATTCGGGGATCTGCACGCGGCCGGCCAGCAGTTCGCCCAGACTGCGCTCCATATCCACGTGCTCGGCGGCCAGCAGCTGCAGCGCGCGCTCCGTGTCGGCATCCATCGACAGCGGATAGCGCTGCGTGAACCACTGCAGCTCCCGGCTGTTCTCTGGCGTGGCCGACAGTTCGATGTGTTCAGCGGCGTGCTGGCGCACGCGGGGAAACACGCGTTTCATGCGCGCGCGCACCTGCGGCTCGCAGACCACTCGCCAGGTGCTGCCGGCGGCGCTGTACAGGAGGGTTCCATAGGTCGTCTGCATCAGAGTGCCTGCCTCTTCAGGCGGATGATGTTGAAGGGCTTGCCCTGCCAGGCCGGCCGGGCCACGAGCGGGCGTTCGCCCCAGCGCTCGGTGGTGACCAGCAGCACCCCGCGTACCTGCGGCAGGTTGATGTAGCGCCCGACCTGCCGCAGGGCATCGGCGAGCGAGCCGGCCACCTTCACCTCGATCACCAGGCCGTCCAGCCAGAAGTCAGCGCGGTTGCTGGCATCGAGCCGGTACTCGCGTACGTGCGCATGGCCGGCGTTGCCCAGCACTGTGGACAGAACCTCGTGCAGCTGGACCTCCGACCCATAGCGGTAGCCGAAGCCCGCCAGCAGCCGGCCGATGCCCTTCAGCTGCAGCTGCTCTTCCATGGCGGTGCCCGGCTTCACCGGTGCCACCTCCTGCTGCATGGCGATCAGCCTGCCCATCACGGCACCTCCGGGCGAGCACCGCGCAGGAGGTCATACGCACGTCTACGGCACGTATCTTCAATGGCACCCATGAACTTCGCCATGTCCACCAGCACAAAGCCTTCTGGAACCGATTTCGGGATTTCTGCAGCGCTTTCCTGCCGCGTGAGGGCAGCGATGACGGCGCGGAGCGCGGTCGGCAGGAAAAGAACACCCCCGTCGCCACCCTCACGGATGCTGGTTGCAACAACTTCTACTCCAGGCATATCCGCTGCATCTCGATCAACCTCAGCAGCCAGCAGCTCCCGCGCCCGCTTCTCGATGGCGTCCATCAGGAGGCCTCCGCAGCCAGCTGCAGCCCGGTCGCCGCATCAGCCGGCGCCCAGGTCATCTGGTCCCGAACGATACTCTCAGCCAGCCGCGACAGGCCCTTGGCCGTAACCAGCACCTGTTCGTGCACGCGCTCCTGCTCGCCCTCGGTCCGCTGCACGCAGGCCTTGTGCACCAGCACGCCCTGCTGCAGACGGTTCTGGTAGGCCAGCCAGTTCTTGCTGCCGGCGCGGCGATAGATCCAGCCGTGCTCGGACAGCCAGGCGAACAGCTGGCGCGGCTGCACCTGCAGCATCTTGGCCGCGGTGCTGATGTTGAAGGCGCCATCCGCCTGGGTCAGCCGCATCAGCGCGCGCACCTGCGGTTCCTGGTACTGCACGCGCGCCTCGAGAATCTCGGCCTTCTCGCTGTAGGTGAGCAGCAGCGCGCGCAGAGTCGCCGGATCGGTCAGCGCCTGCATGGGGTCAGGTGCGGGTGCGCCGGCCGCCAGCGCGTCGTAAGCGCGGATCACCTGCAGGCTGAAGCTGGGGCTGATCCACATGGCGTAGGCGTAGACCAACTCGCGCACCACGTAGCTGCCGCCGTAGCGGCCGGCCACCGAGTGCACGGGGTAAACCCGGGATTCCCCGGAATTGACCAGCTCGGCCACCAATTCCTCGGTCTGCTTCAGGCGCTGCCAGTCGCTGGGCTGGTGCCGCTTGGCGCCGCCGGCGGCCTGGTGCAGATCGTTCAGGCAGAACCTGCCCACGTCGTCGCGGCGCACGCTGGCACCGCCAATAATCATCGCGTTCAAGAGAACACCTCCGTTTTCCAGCCGCCGCCGGGGGCGCGCTGGACTGCCAGGAATCGGAACGGGTACATCTCGGCGGCCACCTTCACCTTCACGCGGGCGTCTTCCTCCCAGAAGCCCTTCACCTCGTGGGCCTCCAGGTCGCCGGCGGCCGTCATCACGAAGAAGTCGATGGTGAGGTGGGTCTTCTCGGCCAACTTCAGCTTCACGGACTCGAATCGGAACCAGGCGATCTCGCCGGCGGCCATCTGCAGCGCGAGGTGCGCGGCATAGGCCTCTTCGGTCTTGTTCATCTCGCCGGGCACATGCCGGGGCCGGCCGCGCGCGACCTTGCCGGCGGCGTTGCCGCTGCCGGTGGACTGAGCCGCTGCCGGCGGCCGATAGGCGCGCGGCGCTGTCGGGCCTGGTGCGGCGGCAGCGGTGCTGGCCTGGCTCTGGACCAGACGGCGCATGCCCTCCGGCATGTCCTGCGTGGAGGCATAGCGCAGCGAGCGGCTGGACGTCTTCTTCGGCGGCATCAGGCGGATGCCTCCGCAGCGCCCCACACGCGCAATGCGCGCTGCCGGAAGGCCTCGAACTCGTGCCGGGCGCGCAGCTGCGCGGCTTGGTGCTCCCGGTCCATCTGCTCGAGCATGCAGTCGAACTCGACGTTGAGCAGGCCCATCAGCTGCTCCATGGAAATACCGCCCCGGGTGCGGAGGGTCGGCGCCGGTGCCAGCTGCGGCATGGCCAGCTGCTGCTGCCCGGACGGCGGCAGGGGCATGCTGTCCACGCGTCCGGCAACGGTGACCGCCCAAGTGGCTTCCGGCCGGCCGTGGCGAGCACTGACTCGGTTTTCGCAGCGGCTCACCAGGCCATCCCGGTCCAGCTCGCGCAGCAGGCCGGCAGCGGCGGCGGTCGTCAGCAGCATGGCCTCCCGCGGCGCGCCGCCCTCGAGCGCGGCGTTGCCCATCAGCTCCAGCGCCTCGGCCGCAGTGCTGTCGCCGTGGACGCCCAGGCAGAACAGGATCAGCTGCCGCTGGTAGGCGCGGATGTCAGCCTGCTCCATGTGCGCCTCCGAAACCCAGCTCGGCAGCAGCGAGCGCCATGGCGCTGCGCGCGGAATCGCGATCGCGCACCTCAAGTGGCTCGTGCTTGGGCGCGGGCAGCGCTGCTGCCGGTGCAGGCACGGCGCCTCCATCCATGACGTGCTTCACCGCGCGCTCGTAGGCGTTGGCCAGCATGCGCTGCTGCAGCGCGCCGCTCTCAGCAGTGCGGTAGGCGTGTAGGTCCAGCTTCGACCGCACCAGCACCGTGAACCCGCTATGGGCCTGGCCCGGCTGCATCTGCCCGTCGACTTCGGCCAGCGCCGGCACGCCCAGGCACATGGCGCGGAACTGGCCGGGGTTCGGTGGCCACTGCAGCGCGCTGCGCAGGCAGTTGCCCAGCCCTTCCGCCACCTGCCGGGGTGTGATGCCCGACATCACCTGGAACCACAGCTCACCGGCGGTGGTCAGGCTGCCCGCGTTGTTCACCGGGGCTGTGCCGTTCTCGCGCACCCACTTCCCGGGGAACATGCCGGCCATGCGCTCCCACACGGTCCACAGAGCGCTCACCGCGCGCTGGTCCGGGTCAGTGCTGGACGCATTGGAATTCGCCTTCGATGACGTCGCTGCCTGCTCCGACAAAGCCGCCAGCTGCCGCGCGCTGTTCGTGGCGTCGTCGCTCCTCTGCGACGTGTTCGGCAGAACCGAGTTGAGGGATTGCATTGGGGCCTCCGGAATTGGTGGTGTTCGTCGGCGTTGCGCCGGCGGCTTTTCGGCTTCGAGCGGTCTGGATTGCCCAGGGGAAGGGCTTGGCCACGGGCGGGGATCGGGACAGCCCCTCGGTGACGGTGTCGGCCAGCGCCTGCGGGGTCACGCCTTCGTCCAGCGCGGCGAGCAGATCGGGATGGCTCGGGTTGGTCGAATGGCAACCGGCCTGGCGCATCAGCACGCACGCACGCCCCGCATCGGACGCACCGCTCAGAGATCCTTGAGCGTGCAGTGATGTATCTGGAGTAATAGATATGGGGTCTGGGGTCTGGTTACCCGTGTTCACGCCTGTGTTCACACCCCCTGTCACGCGTGACGCTCCGTGACTTGTCACGCGTGACAGTTGATCCAATGTCACGCCCTCGTCGCCTGTCACATGCGTGACGTGCAGCGCCTTCAACTCCGCCATGGTGGCCATGCCGCCAGGCACAACGCCCACGTTGCGCAGGTCTTCGAACAGCATCGTGCGCCGCGCGCGGGTGCGCGCCTGCCGCTCTGCCTCGGCCTGCTTCCTGTCTTCCCGTCGCCCTTGCCCGTCAGCAATGCGGACCTGGGCGGTGGCGATCTGCTCGTCGCAGCGCTTGCTGTGGCGCAGACCGTTCTCACCCACCGGGAAGTAACGCTCGGCGACCTTCTTGACCGCGGCCTTGTCACCCGCGCTGATGGCGCCGGCGATGATGTACAGCTCAGTCAGACTCTCGGGCAGCGCCTGCTCTTCCGCGTAGTAGGCGAGCATCAGCTTGAAGTAGGCGCCGTGCTCGATCAGCGACAGGCGCGTGGTGTCCTTGAGGTAGTCGCCGGGGTACATCTCGAAATAGATCACGCTCGATTCCCCATGCCACGCAGCAGCGGCGCCATCGCCACCGGCTCCGGCGTGTATGAAGGGCACGGGTTCCTCGGCACTTCGGCCAGGCACAAGGCGTCGGCCAGACTGCTCCGCCAGCGGAACGCGGTAGAGCGGCTGACGTTGAACCGGTCCTGCACCTGCTGGACCGTTGGGAAGTTGGTGCAGCACGCGCTGACCCACAGCGCGAAGTCGATGACGATCCTGGTCTGGCACTGACCACTGAGCGCCGCCTTGCGGCGGTGGTCGGGCGCGCGCGCCGAATCAGGCACGTCGCAAAGGCTGCTGGTGCGCTGTGGGCCGCAAACAGTGCCCAGGCTGGCGAGCGGGCTCATGCTGCCTCTCCTGCCCGGACTGCAGCCAGAAGCTGACGCCCGAGCGCAGCTGCCAGCGGCTGAGCAGCAGGCATCCTGCCGCGCGCGGCCAATGGGTCATGCAGGTCGTGCAACGCGGTCAGCCAGCGGTACGCCGTGGCGCGGGAAAGGTTGAACTTCTCCTGCAGGGATTCGGCCTGCAGCGGTTGCGGCTGCTCCTTCGCCCAGAGCACGACATCGACCATGGGCAGCAGCTGCACCACGTTCTCGGGGATGCGGCGGCCGGCGGCATCGAACTCACCGACCACGGCAATCGCCCAGCTCACTATCGCGGCGGTGCTCATTGGCATCCACCGCTCACCGCGCGCGGTGCCAGTTCCTGCAGGTGGCCGGTGACGTACTGCCTGGCGGTGGTCAGCTCGGCTTCCAGCTGCCCCATCTCATCCAGCGCGCGGCGCATCTCGGGAATGTCCATCGCGCAGATCCGGCCATCGGCCAGAATGTTGGTCAGCGCCTCGAGGGTGTGGCCGAACTCGACCGACAGGCGGGCTACGGCCAGGACGCCGGCATGCGGCTCCATCATCGGGATCCGCGCGCCGAGGAAACCATAGCGCTGCGCCAGTTCGCGGGAGCAGGCGTCGCGCCACTGCGGCGGCAGCGCGCGCACCCACGACTCTTCAAGGTCCACCGGCATTTTGACCGTGCCGTTGCGAATGCGGCCGACGATCTGGGCATTCGCTTTCAGCGCGCGCTCGATGCTGTCTGCATCGGTGCCGGCATGGAACTGGATGATGCGCTCGGTCGGGGCCACATCCGCCAGGTACTGCTCGGCGATGGCCTGGGCAAGGCTGCTGTCGGTGTGGCCGCTGTTGCGGACGGCATCGGTCGTGTGGCGGAACACCACTGCGGACCGGGGCTCGTGGTACTGAGGATCAGGCTTCATTTACGCACCTCGGGAGGCGATGCAAAGTGGTCGCCATGGACAGGACGACCGGAATTCAGGGATTTGGAGCCGCCCCCCTTGCGATAGGCTGGATGTGCGACCAACACAGCCCGCAAGGAGGGCGACATGGATCAAGCGGATCTCAGGGAGGTGTACTTCCTGCATTACCAAGTCGTGCGAGAAGGTCAGGCGGCGCTCTTTCAACGCGCATTCGCAGACGTCTGCAGCATTTCGCCAAATCTCGAAGCAGCAGCCACTCAAGCCGAGAATTACCTGCGGACAGCCGGCTGGTACGCCGTGGAAGTGCTTTCATGGCGACCTGCAGTGCATGCAGATCTTCCCGAGATGGACAAGAAAGAACTCGATCTCCTAGCGGAAGCACGCCTACGTACACCACCCGTGTTCGCTCTGATAGTCGAGGGAGTCGATCATCAGTTGGGCCAGGCGGGTGGCCCTTTGCATTGACCGTGGCCGCACAAACTTCGGCGTGCCGAAGCCTCTCGCAGAGACGCTCTTTTGCCACCGGATCACCCTCGGCATCTACTGCCGCGCGAAGAGGTCCTACCTGGGTTGCCAGGTGCATCACGCTGAGCAGCTCGAAGTTGGGCCTGCTCATCAGGCCCCCTCAACCGGGACGATGCGGTTTGCGTCGGGGTCGTTATCGGGCGAGCGATGCAGCGCCTGGAAGTGGGCTGGCATCAGAACGAAACGCAGCTTCAATGCCCACAGGTCATCGATCTGGCCGTCAGGCCACTGGTACACGGCCGACGGCGTGATACCGAGAGCGCGCGCAAGCGCGGCGGCATTGCCGTCGTAGGCGGCAATGGCTTCTTCCTTGGTGATCCGGGGCATGTTCATGGCCCCATATAAGCACGCTTCCATTGCGCATGCAAGCACGCTTACTTAACGGACTAATAAGCTCGCTAACATGACTACTGCTCTCGCCACCCGCCTGAAGCGCGCACGCACTGAGTGCGGCATCACCGAGCCCGCCGACGCCGCGCGTCGTGCCGGCATCACTGCATCAGCCCTCTACCAGCTGGAGGACGGCAAGACAAAGTCGCTCAGCGGCGAGACGGCGGTGAAGCTGGCCCGTGTCTACAAGCCTTTCCGGGTCGAATGGCTGATCACCGGCGAGCTGCCTGAGCGCTGGGACGAGTCTCATGGATCCTCGATATCAGTCAGTGAGACACCCGCTGGCTATGTTCGTCTCCGAGTAATGGAAGGCGAAGCTTCAGGGGGCTTTGGCGCAATGAATCAGGATTACCCGGACGTGGTCCGGGAGCTCGACATCGCAGAGTGGCAGGTTCGCCAGCAGCTGGGCTTCGTACCCGAGGGTGACCGAGTGCGCCTGGTTACCGTGCGTGGGGATTCGATGTATCCCGACATCAAGAATGGCGACGTGGTGTTCGTGGACGTTGCCAAGGACTACTTTGACGGCGATGGTCTGTACCTGATCAACCTGCACGGGCTGACCTACGTGAAGCGCCTGCAGCTACTGCGGGATGGCCTGCACGTCATCAGCACCAACCGCAAGTACCTCAGCGAGGTCGTCCCTCCGCACGAGGCCGATCAGCTTCACGTGGGGGGCAAGATCCTGGGCCTTGCATTGCTGCGCAGTGCCCAGGAAGTCTGAGGCTAGAAGGATTTTGCGTTCTCGACCTGGCGCGCCATCTCGCGCGCCCTCTGTGCCGGCGTAAATACGACAATCAGTCCTGCATCAACTGTTCCGACGATGCCGTTGAACTGCACGTACGCATCGGGTAGATCCCACACAGCTTTAGGGCTGGTGAATTTGGCCCCCACTCCACTGATCACTTCAGTTGTTTCCTGAAGAGTGGGCTTGCCGAGCTTTTGCTGAAGCTGCTCCAGCAACTCGTTGGCATGACGGAAACCGTCAGTTTCCACGTTCAGCCCTTCAATCCTTCCGTCAACCACGATGGCCGTCACCGCATGTGTGCCGGTAGGACGCTTGTTGTCCATAGGCGCAATCGGAAGGGATCTGTTGTTGCGAGTGTTGAGCCGCGGATCGGGGCGCATGCTGAAGGTTGCCCAGCACGCTTCTGTACGCGACGAGATGTTGTACAGGTTGCCGCCGTAAGCTCGCTCTTGCGGGCACTCACGCACCAGCGGACGGCCCAAGGCGATTCCCATGAACTCAAAGCCAGTGCCCGCGACAGCCTCTTCTCCTCCGTCTGCTGCGCCAGCTTTCCTGATCTTGTTGGGAGACTCGAGCCCGATCGTTTGACGCTTGATTTCAGGGAGAGAGCCGGACTGCGCGTGCGCCGACCCGATCAAACCGCCAACGGCCAGCACGACCACTTTTCGCCATTCCATCCCCAAACCTCCTGCTCCATGAGCGGGTAGCGTAGAAGTACGCTGAATAAGCGTGCTTGCATTCTTTGTATTAGCGTGCTTTTATTGCTCCGCAGCCGGCTTCTGCCGCCCACGGAGAGAAACGCAATGCCCCTGTCCACCAGCAACCTGCGCTCGGCCCGCCTCGGCCTTGTCGCCCTCGCCTGTTTCATCGTCCTGGCCTTCGCGGCCTGGGCCTCTCCCGGCGAGGAGCCGGCGGCTGATGCCGCTGGTGACGCCCCGGATGGGCTGGTGATCACCAGCCCGCGCATCTGCGCCGCCCTGGCCGTGTACGAGCTGGCCGCCGCCGACGATTGGCGCCTGCGCGCCACCGTCGCAAACACCAGCCTCAACGCCTTCCGCACCGCAGAGCGCGTGCCCGACTGCGCGCCCGGCATCACCAAGGCCCTCACCCACAGCTTCCAGCCTGAGCGCTGGCAGCTCGCCCTGGACGCGGCCGATGCCGTGCTGAGCGGCTCCTACCAGGTCTCCCCGGCAGCATGCGTCCGGGCCAATGCGGTTGTCCCCCTGTCGACCGCAGACGGCAAAGAGCCGAGCACCTCCCCAGTGCTGGCCCGGGCGCAGTGCGTGATGTACGACCTGGCCTTCATCGAGGTGGCTCCGTGATCGCCGGCCTGCGCACAGAGCCGCGCGCGGCACTGGTCGGCGGCCAGCGCCTGCCGCTCAGCCCCACCGAATCGAAGGTGCTGCAGCTGATCATCGAAGCCGGCGACACCCCGGTTAGCCGCGCGACGCTGGAAGAGAAGCTGTACGGCGCCGCCGGCAGCAAGTCGAACACGGTGCAGGTGACGGTCTGCCGCCTGCGCCAGAAGCTGATCCAGCACGGCTACAGCATCAACGCCACCCGCAGCCGCGGCTACACGATCAGCAAGGACGGTGCCGCGTGATCGCCGTCATCAGCTACCCGCTGGCCGAGCGCGCCGCCGGCGCCGCCCGGGCCGTGGCCGCTGCTGCCGCCGGCATGGGCTTCGCACCGAACCAGGTGGCTGCTGCCGCTGACGTTGCAGCCTTCGCCGTGCTGGACCGCCGCGCCAGCGCCGGCCGCGCCATTGCCGACGTGCGCAAGACGCTGCGCCGCATGCGTGCCCAAGGCGGTGCTGCGTGAGTGCGCCCTGCAAGATCGCAGCCATCCGCCATGCCGTCAGCGCCCTGCACGGTGCGGCCGACGATGGCGCGGACACCCGACGCTATGCCGAAGCGCTGCAGCAGGCCGGTTCGGACATCGACCTGCTGGTCGAGGCGGCCGAGGCAATGTCCCGCGTCCAGGTCAACCGGAGAGCTGCGGCGAACGACATGGGCAAGGACAAGCAGATGCGACTGCGCGCCGCCCTCGCCCGCGTGAAGGCTGGTGCCGCGTGACCGACCAGGACTTCTGCACGCAGATGCGCATGGGCATCCCATCCATCGCGCCACCGGCAGCGCCAGCGGCACACCGCTGCGAATGCGACCCGACCAACCACCACGTCTGCGACGACTGCGAGGCCGTAAACCACGCGCTGCGCCAGCACGCACCGAGCGAGAACCTCGCCGAATGAAATCCCCTGGTATCAAGCTGCCGGCACCGGCACTGACCCCTGACCAGCGCGCGGGCCTGGACCGCGCCAAGAAGCCGCGCCGGCACCCGTACCGCGTTCACCAGGGCAGCGGTCAGGAGCAGCGCGAGGCCGCAGAGCGCCGCGAGCGCATCGCGCCGGGTGTGCACCGGATGGTGCGCTGATGGCCGGCCTGCACTGTCTGGGCGGCGGCCACGACGCGGTGATCGCCAGCACGATCCCGCCGACGGCAGAGCAGCGCCTGGCGCGGTACCGGGCAGCGCTGGCCGCCCATCCCGACCGCTTCCACGGACTGCGGGTGCAGTTCGGCGAAGTGCACCAGCTCGCGATGAAGGCCGGCCGTCGCATCCATTACGCCGGCTGGCAGAAGCGCATGCCGACGCTCTGGCCGCCCATCGGCCGCACCTGACGCACAGGTCGGTGCCCATGGACCACAGGAACCAGCTCGACATCTTCGACAACGACCCAGCCCGGCTGGCCAAGGCCAACCGCGTGGCCGCCGAAAACGCACTGACCGATCCGTTTTTCTCCGGAAAGGTCCGTCAGGAACGGCACGACCACTACATCGCCGAAGCCGTGCGCCTTGAGCGCCTGGCAGCAATGGCCGAGAAGCCGGCCACCACCACAGCCTGAGATCTCCCGATGAAACAGCCTCAGCCCAGCGCCTCACCCACGCCCCACCCCATTCCCGACAGCGCGGTCGAAGCATTCCGCGCTGCCTATGCCGCACATGGCTCCCAGAAGGGCTATGCGGACGCCATCCGTGCCGGCCTGGCCGCAGCAGCGCCGCTGGTCAGCCAGGACGCGATGCTCTCGCTGGAGCAGGACGCCCACAACTACCAGCTTCGGCAGCTGGATGCAGCCCTGAACGGTGAAGAGCGCGCGGCATGCAATCCGGTACTGGCCGACCTGCTGAGCCAGTGCCAGGCCGAGGCACGGCGCCGGAATGGTCCCGTGCTGACGACCCTCCCCATCAGTGCCCAGCACCACCTGCGGGAGGTGTTCAAGGACATTGCGGATAGCGCGCGGCACCTGAGCGACAACGCGGTCAGGCAGGTCGTGCTGATCAACGCGAAGGAGGCCACCGCATGACCGCCGCCGATCTGAGTCGCAATGCGCATGTCTTGGTGCTGCAGGAGCTTCGCTCCCGGTTCACCGAATCCGGAAGCCCGTCACGCACCGCCGCACTGCATGCGGCTATCTCTGCCCTCGCGTCCCAACAGCCGGCGGTGGATGCCTTTCAGTCCGACGTAGCCGAATGGATGGGCCAGTGCTTCCTGCCGTCGCTCACCAGCAACATGACCGAGCGCGGCGACCGCCTGCTGGAGGAAGTGCTGGAGCTGCTGCAGGCCCACGGCTATGACAGCGCGCGGGTGCCCACCCTGGTCAACTACGTGTTCGGCCGCCCGGTCGGCGAGCCGGCGCAGGAAGTCGGCGGCGTCATGGTCACCCTGGCCGCCTACTGCAGCGTGGCCGGCCTGAGCATGCAGGCCGATGGCCAGGCCGAACTGGACCGCATCAACCAGCCAGACGTGATGGCGCGGATCAGGGCGAAGCAAGAAGCCAAAAACGAGCTCCACTTCGATACGCCGCTGCCCGGCGACGCCGCCCAGCCCTCCCCGACCGGTCAGGGCGACATGCGCGCGCAGTTCGAGGTGTGGGTTGCGCCGCGACGCGTGATCCACGGATTCAATCGAATCGAGGACATGTGGGACGCATGGAAAGCCGCCCTCGCCGCCCGCCAGCCGGTGGGGCAGGAGCCGATCACTGTTGAGGCCGTGGCAACGATCTTCAACCACCCGGAGTATGGCCTGAGTCTGGATTGGCTTCTGGAGAACGGCATTGGCGAACTCCAGGTCGGTGACGTGCTGATGGTGTCCGACCGGAGCATCACCGACGACGATGGCTCGGGCGAGGTCTACGCCGCTCCGCCCGCGCAGGCCGTGGACCTGGTCAGCGCTCGCGACTCCATTCAATCGCTCCTCAACTGGATCGATGACTGGGCGGAGACCCCGGAAGAGTCCGGCCTTGATCCCATTACCGAAAAGGCCTTGGAGGTTGTGGCTCAGATCGATGCCCAGGTGTACGCCCGTGAGCCGAATACCGCACCTAATCGGCTCACGGATACGGAGCAGGCCAACCTGTTCTACATCCAAGACACGCGGCAGTTCGTCGGTAACTGCCCGATGTGGTGGGGGCCGAACGGCAGCGGCTACGTGACCAGGCTCGATGAAGCTGGTCGCTACACCGAGCAGGAAGCCATCAGGCAGAACCGGACCCGAGAGACCGACATACCCTGGCCCTGCTCTGAAATCGATGCCCTCGCGCGCCAAACGGTCGACTGCCAGCACATGCGTCCTCGCGCTGAGCGACTGGCCGAGCTGGCCCTGATAGACACCAAGGCGGTGGGCAATGGCTGACCATCCGAGCCTCAACGACCGCGCCGTGGCAGCGCTCGCCGCAGTGTCTGCCATGGATAGAGGCGTAAGGTCCAACGATCCCGAGAGCACCATCGTGTGGCAGCTCAAGGACCAGGCCTCAGGCGCGCTGGCTGATGCGTTCCAGCGTGCCCACCAACTTGCCTGCCTGGCTGAAACCGTCCGCCGCGACATGAAGGCGGCGGTGGCCGATGCCCGCAAAAAGGACACCAGCCATGGCTGAACAGACGACCGCCGGTGCTCTGCCGGATGCCGAGCTGCAGATCCTTCGCCACGCCCTGGGCGTCGGCGAGGGCAGCTTGGAGCGCAGCTATCGCAACCATTTCGTCACCGGGGAGGGCGGAGCCGACCACCAGCACTGCATGGCGCTGGTCGCACGTGGGTACATGGTCCAGCGCGCGGGCAACGCTATCACCGGCGGCGACGACCTGTTCATGGTCACCGATGCCGGCCGCGCAGTGGTACAGGAGCACACTCCGCCGCCGCCGAAACTGACCAGGTCCCAGCAGCGCTACCAGCAGTTCCTGAGCTACGACGGTGGTGTGACGTTCGGCGAGTACCTGCGGGGCTGGCGATGAACGGCCGGATCTGGTCCGCAGACGAGGACGAAACCCTGCGTATCAATTGGCCGCGGTTCCCTGCGTTCCTGATCGCGCATGTCCTGGGACGAGGTCGCGCCTCGATCTACCGGCGCGCAGCTCAGCTCGGATTGAAGAAGGCCGATGACTTCGAAACGCAGCCGCTCGCCCGCCTGTGGAACGGCACGGAGGAACCTGCCTCGGTTGCGGCACGATTCAAGCCCGGCCAGATCCCAACGAACAAAGGCCTGCGCCGGCCTGGCTGGGCCTCTGGCCGGATGAAGGAAACGCAGTTCAAGAAGGGCCGACCCGCCAGCGAATCCAGAAACTATGTGCCCATCGGCACAGAGAAGGTGGACCCGAAGCGCAAGGTCCTGATGCGGAAGATCACCGATGACCCGGACATCTTCCCCGTCAAGCGCTGGCGCCCCGTGCACGTAATGGTGTGGGAGCAGATGCACGGAGAGGTCCCACAGGGCCACATCGTGGTGTTCCGTCCAGGGCTCAAAACGTTCGCTGCAGCAGAGATCACTCCCGACCGCCTGGAGCTGGTCACGTTGGCCGAGAACATGCGGCGCAACAGCTTCCACAACCGCTACCCCCCCGAGATCAAAGAGTTGATCCGCCTGAAGGCCAGGATCACCCGTCGCGTCAACGCACGCACGAAGGAGCAGTCGAATGAAGAACAAGGTCAGTGACGTCCGCGATCACCTGGTTGCAATGCTCGAGCGTCTGGGCGACGACAGCCTCAGCGCGGAGGATATGGGCCTGGTCATCGAGCGGGCCAAGACGTCCAGCATGGTCGCCAGCACGTACATCGGCGCGGTGAAGGTCGAGCTCGACGCCATCAGGCTGATGGACGAAACCGGCAAGTTGGCCAATGCAGTTCCTGCCCCGCAGCAGGCACCAGCGCTGCCGCACGGGCGAGCCTGATGGATTCCGGGGTACTGGACAACCGCGAGGTCGGACTGCAGCTGGCCAGCATGTCTGGCATCGAGCTCGCGTCGATCGCTCCCCAGGACGCTCGTCTGTGGGAGGCCCGCGGCCAGGCGGTTCAGGCGCTCTCTGCCGGCGACATGGATGCCGCGCTGCGAACCATGGGCCTTGTGTCATCGCGGATCATGGACCGAGACGAAGCACGGGAAATCGCATCGAACGCGGTTTCCGTCCGCATTGCAGCCGGCTGGACGCGCGACATGCTGGTCAGCAGCACCGAGAGCGGCCGCGCGCCGTGTGGTCGCGGCTACTACCTGTTCTGCTCCGGGGCCATTGCGGTCTGCTACTTCCCGATGACCTGCATCACCGACATGAACGGCCGGGGCTACCACTTCCATATCGGTCAGGACCTGCTCAACGAGCGAGGTCCGAGCCCCTACGCAATCCGTAGTCCGACCGTCCCTCAGCAACTGGAGATGTTCCGATGATCGCCGCCGGCTTCCCCCTCGCCCGACACAGGCTGCTGATCTTCATGCGGCAGCACCTGGCACTCGCGCGGCGCGTGCGCCTGTATGGCCCAGGCACTGGAGGCTTGATGGATCCGCCGTTCTGGCACTGCATGCACCTGGCCGCGGCAAACCGTTTTAGTTTGCTGCAGCTGATCGATGCCCAGCGGTCGAAGTTGTCACCTTCCCCACTGACGCCGGCATTCCCGGCCCAATTGGACCTTTTCGAATGAGCCCTGGCCCCAGAGCCGCAGCCGTGCGCGCCGCACTGCGCGGCGGCGCCCCAGCAAACGCTTTCGTCCGCGACATGATCCGCCGGTACTGCCGCGAGCACGGAAAGCCGCTGGTCTGCCTCGCCCCTGCGTGGAGATGCAAAACGCTCAGCGTCTGGCGCGTGTTCGGACGCCGGAGGCCGCTGCTACCCCGCCAAGTGGAGGGGGTCATCGCTTTGTTCCATCTGGACGAATTCGACGCCAACGACCTGCGCCTGCGCGCCGCGCGCGAGGCCGGCTGGAACATCGACCCATCGATGCTGCTGCAGGGGGATGCTTGAGCACCAGCAACACGAGCATGAAGGCAGGGGAGCCGGTGGTCAGCGACACGTTGCGTGCCATGCGCGATGCAGCTCGCGCCGGCGGCGCGGTACCGGCCGAGCAGGTTGGCGAGTGGTTCCAAGCAATCCGGGATCAGCTGTACGCAGAGCAGCGGCCGGTGCGGCTGGAGTCTTGCGCAACAGGTTCCCCCCACTGGATCGAGGTCGATGAACGCGGATGGCACCGAGCGCGGAAGGAGCGGCACAGGCTGCGCGCGCTCTATGTCCATCCGCTGCTGGAAGAGCGCCGCAAGGGAACGCTGGATCACACCTGGTCTGCTGACCGCACTCACTGCACCAGGTGCAACTCCCCGCATGACTGGGCAGATCCGTTCTGCGATCCCCCGAAGGAGCCCGTGCGCATCGCCGTGAAGCGGCAACCCTACAACCCGCTCTGGGTGGTTCCCGCACTGGACCGCCTGGAGCGCGCCATGCGCCGGGAAGGCAAGCAGGAGCGGGACTACTGGAACCGGCAGATCGAGCAGATGCGCAGATCCATCGAAGAGCACACGAAGGAGGCCCAGCCTTGAACACCGAGCAACTCACGCAGACCAGGCCGTCCCCACTGGCCCACCAGCAGCGCAGCGCGATCGCTGTTGCGGCTGCACTTGAAACCGCTCTGACCAGTTCGGAGCAGACCGCCGCCGGCGGATGGTCGCTGACCTTCACCTTCGTGGGTGAGCCGCAGCTGCAGGCAGCACGCGACGCCTGGCGTGCGTACGCATACTCCACGATCGACGCACCGGTTCCGCTGGCGGCAACGGCGAGCCAGAGGCTGACGGCCCAGATCGGGCAGGCGCTGTTCAACGATCCGACCCTCGACCTGATGCAGATCGCCAACCAGGTGATCTGCGCACGCGCGGCGTCACCGATGCCGCTGCTGCCGGTAGTGAATCCTGAAGCGACGGAGGCCTGTCATGGGCGCAGCTGAAAACATCCCCGAAGTGCTGCTGAAGCTCGAGCAGGTCGAAGCCCAGACCGGGATGAAGAAGAGCTACATCTACCGCGAGATGAAAAAGGGAACCTTCCCACCCAGCCACATGATCGGCGTCAGCAAGGGCTCGCGCTGGTATCAGAGCGACGTCCAGCGATGGATCGAATCCCGGAGCAACGCCCCGCGCTGGGAGCCGGAGAACGCGTCGCGGGCGGCGGCCAACTGCGATGGCAGCGGAGCCTAA